CCCAAAAATAGCCCCGGAGGCATTTTTGGATGAAGCAATCCACTTTTGAACCCCGCGTAAGTGCCCTAGAACTAGTCGGAAAGGAGTTGAAAGCCAGTGGCAACTCGGCGCGTGAACGGCCCCAACGAGGGCAGCTCGAAGGCAAGCCGAAGACCACCGGCTCGATCCCTCGAAGATCGTGAGAACCAGCTGATCGCACTCGCTTTCGACCTCGCTGAGAAGCAGATCACTGAAGGCACGGCGTCCGCGCAGGTCATCACACACTATCTGAAGCTTGGCTCCACCTCGGAGAAGCTGGCGCAGAAGTACAAGACCGAAGAGATCAAGCTTCTGCAGATCCGCGCCGAGACGATGGCTTCAACCAAGCGAACCGAAGAGCTCATGGGTCAAGCGCTCGAGGCCTTCAAGGCTTACTCGGGACAAGGACCCATGCCAGACCTCAGAGGAGGTGGTGATGAGGATCCGTACATGGAGTGAGCTCCAACAGATCCAAGACTTCGAGGAGAGGTACAACTACCTTCGTCTTCGAGGAGCAGTCGGCGCATCGACATTCGGTTTCGATCGTCACATCAACCAGAAGTTCTATACCTCTCGGCAATGGCGCCTCGCTCGAAGAGACGTCATCGCTCGAGATCTTGGATGCGACCTCGGAGTTGAGGGTCACGAGATCTACTCAGCTCGCGAGATTGTAATTCACCACATGAACCCGATGACCGTCGACAACATCGTCCATGGTGACGCTGAGATCCTCGATCCCGAGTTCCTGATCACCACATCACTGAGAACACACAACGCCATCCACTACGGCGACGAGAGGCTACTTCCCCGGCAGCTCGTCGAACGTAGACCAGGAGACACGACGTTGTGGCCATCACGAAGGAGAACAGCATGAGCGATCAGCCTGTCGAGCCGACTCCGGTCGAGCCTCTCGAGCAGTCCGAGCCCGTCGACGGCGGCGTCTCGCTTTCCGCCGAAGAGATCGAAGAGGTCAACGCGGCTCTCTCGCGCGAGACGCAGGACGGCTCCGGTCTGGAGAACGACAACCCGTCGTCTCTTCCTGAGTCCGATTTCCAGGGCTTCGCCACGGATGATGTGGAGGTGGAGGAGTGACCGCCGTCGTCGCCTATGACCGTCCGGTCAAGAACTACATCGACGCGCTCAGCAAGACGGAGCACGTCACCCACACGGCGTACAAGAAGACCTCGGTCACGTTCCACCACAACGGCGGCAAGCTCTCACACGAGGGCGTCCTTGCTGTTTGGATGAAGCGCCCTGCCTCCGCGCACTTCGACTCTGATGCATCTGGCGCCATCTGCCAGTACGTCAAGGTCAATGAGTACGCCTGGGCTGTCGGCAACACTCAGGGCAACAAGGAGACCATCTCCATCGAGATGGCCAACTCGGCCACTGGTGGAGAATGGCCCGTCGCCGAGGTGACCTGGAAGTCCGCAGCACGTCTCGCTGGCTGGCTCTTCGCCAAGGTCATCGGCGTTCGACCTTCTCGGAGCAACGTCTTCTACCACCACAAGTGGTCGAGCACGGCGTGCGCGGGACCCTACATGGACTCGGTTTACGAGCAGCTGCTCGCAGAGGTCGTCAAGGCCTACGAGTACTTCAAGGGTGCTTCGACTCCGCCTCGTCCCGCTCAGCCCAACCGTGCTCCGCACAAGAGCAACACGCAGATCGCTGCGGAGGTCTGGGCAGGCAAGTGGGGCAGCGGCGACGATCGAGCTCGTCGACTGAAGGCTTCTGGTTACGACCCGAAGCTTATTCAGAACCTCGTCAATCGAGGTGTCGGAAAGACTGCGGCAGCTCCGAGGGTTTCCAACCGGAAGTCCGTCACCGAGGTCGCACGCGAGGTCATCGCCGGCAAGTGGGGTAACGGTCCCGCGCGTCGTTCGAATCTGGCCAAGGCCGGCTACAACCCCACCACGGTTCAGAACGAAGTCAACCGCCTTCTCTGACCCATCAGTTCATAATGGATAGCTACCAAGGAGGTGTCCCCATTGGCACTAGACCAAAGCATTCTCGACAGCACGAAGAAGATCCTGGGCCTTTCGCCTGACTACACGGCGTTTGACCAGGACATCGCGACTCACATCAACTCGGTGTTTTCGACTCTCGAGCAGCTGGGTGTAGGGCCTGTTGGCGGTTTCTTCATCGAAGACAAAGCCGCCCTTTGGGGAGACCTCCTTGGTAGCGATGCCAGGTTGAATCTCGTGAAGTCGTACGTGTATCTACGCGTTCGCCTTATCTTCGACCCTCCGGCTACTTCGTTCACGCAGGAAGCGATGAAGGAACAGATCAGAGAGATGGAGTGGCGAATCAGTGTCGTTGTCGAAAACGACAAGGCTCTGGTCGAAGGCCCTCAGCCTTTGGTCTGGATCCTAGACACGCCGCAGCTCCCTGCCGACGCCGCAGAAGGCGACGTGGGCATCGTTGCCGAAACCGGAGACGTTTGGAGGAAGGTATGAGCGAGACTCCTCGCCAAGTTCAGATCGGGTCCATTCGTGGACCTCAGGGCGAGCCGGGTCCGCAAGGAGAACCGGGACAGCCAGGCGCTCAGGGCCTTCGTGGTCCTCGAGGCGATGTCGGTCCTCAGGGGCCTAAGGGCGACTCCGGCGCCGTCGGCCCGAAGGGTGACGCCGGAGATACGGGAGCTCAGGGTCTTACTGGAGCTCGAGGTCCTGAAGGAGTTCAAGGGCCTCAGGGACTTCAAGGGCCTCAGGGACTTCAAGGTCCTCAAGGACTCAAGGGCGACAAGGGCGACAAGGGCGACAAGGGTGATCCCGGACTTCCTGGAACCGATGGCGCTCAGGGTCCTAAGGGTGATCAAGGCCTCCAGGGCGACCCCGGCGTTCAAGGACCTCAGGGCCTCAAGGGTGACGTCGGAGCTCAAGGACCTCAGGGTCTCCCCGGTGCAGACGGAGCACAAGGTGCGCAAGGTCCTCAAGGACCCAAGGGTGACACCGGCGCGCAGGGCCCTCAGGGGCTTAAGGGCGACAAGGGTGACACCGGCGCGCAGGGCCCTCAGGGGCCGGCCGGAACTGGCGCTACTGGCCCTCGTTATCGTGGTGTTTGGACCACACTTCAAGTGATCAAGTCCTACGATCTCTCTGCTGGTGTTCCGTCTGACGCAACCACCACTGGTGCTGCTGTCGTCGCTAATCCTGGAGGAGCCGGTGCCCCGGCGGATTCATTAGCTCTTCGTTTGGGGCAGAACTCCGATAACAGTGGCGGAACGCCTGGTCTCATGACGATCCTTGCACCAGCGGGAGCATCGAAGATTCGTTTCTACCACAAGTACGACCAGTACAGTGGTTACGGCAACGAGCGAGTTTCTGTCGCCGGCGTTGTCAAGTTCTCAGGCGGTGCTTCTGCTTGGGCGCAGTACACCTACGACCTGATTCCCGGCGACATCACCAAGATCGAGACTGTAGCTCAATATGGCGGTCTCTATGGAATGGCGAACGGCTCTATCTTCGTGGCAGGCCTTCAATTCCTGGGTGCGGCTTCTCCTTACATGATCGGAGACACCGTGTACTACAACGGCGCGCTCTACGTGTCAACGGTAGATAACAACTCCGCTACCCCAAGTGATGTAGGATCTGGCTGGTCTCAGAACGTCATCGTGGCTCGCTCTTCTGTTCCGTTCTCCAAGCCCGGAAATCTCGCGGTAATGAACGGAACTCTTCGATTCACGAATGACACAGGTCGATCTCTCAAAATTGTCTCGGTTCGAGCTTCGGTCGGAACTGCGCCTGTCGGCAATTCACTCATGGTGGATGTCAACAAGAACGGAACCACGATTTTCACCAATCAGGCAAACCGTCCAACCATCGCTGATGGTGCAACAACGGCTCTTGCTTCAACGGTTGATGTTTCTGCATTGGCCGCTAATGACTATCTGACTGTCGACATCGATTCTGTTGGAACAACGACACCGGGTTCTGACCTGGTTGTCACAATCGTGCTGGAGGGCTAATGGCAACAACTAGACTTCCAGAAGTCGATACGGTGTTCTGGACCAGAAACGCGGTTAACTCAACCACGCCAGGTCAGGTTATTCTGAACAACGGTCAGAATAGTTCAAACCCGAGTGTGATTGAGACGGCGTCTTCGTCTTACACAATCGACAACACATCTGCTTATGGTCACACGATCGAAGCAGATGTTGCTGCGGTTGGTGGAGATGAATTGGTGCTTGGTTTGCTTCCAAGCTCTGTTGCAGCAAACACCTTGGGAAATCTTAGGACTCTCACCAATTTCATTGGTGTCAGTCTTAACTCCTATAGCAAGTACTACGGGTTTTATGTCAACAATGTGCTTAAGGTGTCTGTTCCTCAACAAGCACCTTTGCCGGCAACGTCGATAGACTCAAGCGGATTCCCAACCTATGTGAGAATTCGAGTTCAGTTCATTTGGTTGAACGCAAGTGATCTGATTATTCGTGCTTTTCGCAATGGCGTTTCCGTAGGTTGGTTACACACAACCTGGTCTTATCGAGGAACATGTCGGATTGCGATTGGGTCCTGGTCGGGAGCAGCCTCTGGTTGGTTCGCGGTTTCAGGAATTTATTCCGGATTGGATACTGCTCCACCAGCATCGTCAGGTGGTCTCATTACTGACGGACAGATCAAGTTGACAAGTAGTCGAAACACAACAAAGACCGGGCTTCTCATAAAGGGACGTCCTACCAAAACACTGGATCTACAAACAGGAGGCTGAGAAAGTGTTCATCTACTCAGAGTTCGATACCACCCCAGCCAACCTGGTTGCAGATCTGAAGGCGAAGATCCTTACCAGTTCGGACTACAGCAACCCAACAGCGAACATCGTCAAGGCTACTACACCTCTCGGCGCGGTAATCGCAATGGATCTCAACACTGTTGCACCATCAACGACGACTTTTCAGCCTACGGTCTATCGAAACTGGACGGGCGGAGCCGGAACGGGTGTCGACCCTCTCTCTGGGCGCCTCATCATGTACAAGAGAAACGCTACAGGTAGTACTTCGAACATCCTTCACGTTCGAGTCGCTGCAGGAAGTACTCTTCTCTACATCGACATCGAAGGGCCTCGTCAGTACGAAGCGAACGCCGACAGCGGCAACTATGGGTCGATTCGCCAATGCGTTTGTCTATCGGAGATGACGCCGTATTTCTCTGGTGCAATCGATCCCGTCCCAGCAGTCGTTCTGGGAGGTTCTACGTCATACCAGGGTGTTGTAAACAGCTCGGCGTCGCAGCCGGCGACGGTTGTGAATGTCAGTCGTGATGCAGGAAACCAAACCTCATGGGTTCAGGGTCATCTCGGTGCGCTTACTTTCCCGTCGATGATCAACTCTTACAACTGGCACAACCCTTCCACAGCTTTGGATGGTAGTGACTACCTGAGTCCCTACGTGGTATTCGAAGATGTGGCAGGAATGCGCGGTCGTCTGACTGATGTTTTCTTTGCGGGTTGGTATTCGAACGTAGTCAACAACAGTAGTGACACGGTTCGCGGCTTCACGCAGGGTGACACGGTTTCATATGGCGGGAAGTCCTACAAGATTCTTGCTCCATACAAGAGTGAATCCAGCACGTATCAAGGTGGAAGTTTCGGAGTGACTATCGGAAACAACGGTAGTACATACATGAGTTCCCCCTTGATCGCAGTTCGGACATCGTAATGCCGCCGCTGGACCTGTGGATTGGCGGATCCGAAAATCACGCAGTCGCTGCCGTCTGGCTTCCAGCGCCGTCAACCGACCCAGCATCCATTCAGGGCTTCTGGGGATTCTTGATTTCTCCAACCCAATGAGCTCTTGAAAGGAGGTCAGTAATGGACAGAGCTGTAGATCCTTTCCTCGCGCACTATGGTGTGAAGGGAATGCGGTGGGGTCACCGTAAGGAGAGAGCCGCCGTCGAAGTAACCGCGAACACCCGAGCGGGTAAGCGGGTCAAGACTTCTGGCGGTCAGCATCACATGCCGTCCGAAGACGCGGTTCGCGTTGCCTCTGCTCGACAAAAGGCCAAGATGAGCACGACCGACTCGCTCTCCAATCGAGAGCTTCAGGACGTCGTGACTCGAATGAACCTTGAGCAGCAGTTCAACAACCTGAACCGCACCAGCGGCGGAGCGGGAAAGCAGTTTGCCAAGATGCTCCTCGGCATGGCTGGAGAGCAACAGGTCGGCGACTTCGTGTCAAAACAGACCAACAATCCGGCAGCCGGAGATCTCGCCAAGGTTGTCGTTTCCGGCGCAAAGAGCATGGCCGGCGGTGGCGGAGGCGGTAAGAAGAAGAAGCGGTAACAACACACGAGAGGAGGATCGGCGATGGGTTTGTCTAACACTGCGGTTCCGTTCTACTACGGACAATTCCGCGAGAAAGTAATGCGCGGAGAAGTTCCTGTGAATCGGGAAGTGTCCCTGGAGATGAACCGCATTGACAAGCTCATCGCCGATCCTGCTATCTACTACGATCCGGATCCACTTGAGGGGTTCATCCTCTTCTGTGAGAATGAACTCACGCTCACGGATGGTAGTGATCTGCACTTGCTTGACACGTTCAAGCTTTGGGCCGAACAGATCTTCTGCTGGTATTACTTCGAAACCCGATCTGTGTTCGAGCCAGGCAACGCATTCACGCCCGGCAAGTGGGTCAAGCGAACAATCAAGCAGCGGCTAACAAAGAAGCAATACCTGATCGTGGCTCGAGGCGCAGCGAAGTCACTCTACGAATCATGTCTTCAGGCGTACTTCCTGAACATCGACACTTCGACGACTCATCAGATCACGACTGCTCCGACCATGAAGCAGGCTGAAGAAGTTCTGTCACCGATCCGGACTGCCCTTGCCCGTTCTCGTGGTCCACTGTTCAAACTGCTCACTCTCGGCTCTGTCCGCAACACAACAGGCTCGATCGCTAACCGAGCGTTGCTTGCGGCGACCAAGAAGGGTGTCGAGAACTTTCACACGAACTCACTTCTCGAGATTCGACCAATGACGATCAACAAACTCCAGGGTCTCCGATGCAAGGTGGCTACCGTGGATGAGTGGTTGTCCGGGGATCTCCGTGAGGATGTCATCGGCGCCATCGAACAGGGCGCCTCCAAGGATGGCCAGGAGTATCTGATCGTCGCCGTCAGTTCCGAAGGAACCGTCCGTGCCGGTGCCGGTGACACCATCAAAATGGAACTCCAGGACATCCTCACAGGGCAGTACGAGGCTCAGCACGTCTCGATCTGGCACTACAAGTTGGACGACCTTGAAGAGGTTGCCTATCCAGAGATGTGGTTGAAGGCTCAGCCGAATCTCGGGAAGACGGTTACCTATGAGACCTATCACATGGATGTGGATCGAGCTGAAAAGGCGCCGGCTACAAGGAATGACATTCTCGCCAAGCGTTTTGGTATCCCCATGGAGGGGCACACCTACTTCTTCAGCTATGAAGAGACTCTCATTCATCAGCCGATTCGGCGTAGAGCATTCCACGGGATGCCGTGCGCCATGGGCGCGGACCTATCGCAAGGCGATGACTTCTGCGCTTTCACATTCCTCTTCCCACTTCCTCGTGGCGATTTCGGAATCAGAACTCGAAGTTACATAACTTCACTCACCTTAGCGAAGCTTCCTGGTGCTCTTCGTTACAAATACGAGGAATTCATCAAGGAGGGAACGCTCAACGTTCTCGAAGGAACCGTTCTCGACATGATGGAGGTCTACGACGACCTCGATGCTCATATCGAAGCGAACGAGTACGACGTTCGAGCTATGGGTTTCGACCCGTACAACGCCAAAGAATTTGTCGAGCGTTGGGAGAACGAGAATGGACCATTCGGTGTCGTCAAGGTCATTCAGGGTGCTAAGACCGAGTCGGTTCCACTTGGTGAGCTGAAGAAGCTCAGCGAAGAACGAATGCTCATCTTCCACGAGGAACTGATGTCCTACACGATGGGTAACGCCGTCACGCTTCAGGACACCAACGGCAACCGGAAACTCTCCAAGCGTCGCAATGAGGAAAAGATCGATAACGTGGCAGCCTTGATGGATGCCTACGTCGCATACAAGGCCAACAAGGAGGCATTCGAATGACGCAGGTCATGGCCACCGACACATTCCTTGCCCACTACGGGGTCAAGGGTATGCGCTGGGGGCATCGAAAAGCTGACCGACCGGACGGAGTTTCGGCTCGAACCAGTCGTGAAGCGAAGAAGGACGCGAACGAGTTCACCCGCGCCAAGATGTTTTATGGCGAGGGGGCCGGTACACGACGAAAGCTTATCAAAGCAACCGTCGAGGCAAAGTCGGCCAAGGACGCCTCATACAAGAAGGCGTTCGATCATCATGTCAACAACACGGACATGAGTAAGCGAGCTTCTCAGGCTCGTGGTGAACGCCGAAGGAAGAATACGGCCAACAGCACTCGGAAGACTGCTCGTGGTGTCGGACACATCCTCAACGGCAACAACCAGTATGCCAACGCGACCGCGGCTCTCGCTGTTGGTGGCGTGATGTACGCCCACAAGACCGGGATCGACCGCGCAGTACTCAATGCGCTCAAGGGAACGGTTTCCAACCTTTCGAGCCCTTCAGCTCGAAGCAACATGCGAACAGCAGAAGACATGCTTAGGAAGGCAGGATTCAAGTGAACCAGGTCATGGAAACAGAAGAGTTCCTCGCGCACTTCGGTGTGAAGGGAATGCGATGGGGTCATCGAAAGAGCGCCCCGAGCGGTCGTCAGGGCGGAAAGACGTATGGAGAGCGTTCCGCTCTTCGCGATCAGGTGAATGCTCAGCAGCTTCGATCGAATGTCGCTTCGACCAAGGCCGCTCTCACCGTCGGGAAGAACCGGAAGGCGGTAAAGGAGGCTGCGCACAAGCAGCGACTCGACTACCTCCGAAACCCGGATCGCGTCACTGCAGCGACGATGACCCGAGGCGAGAAGCGAGCCACGATCATCCTGACTTCGCTCACCATGTCGCCGCTCGCTGCCGTCGCTACCGTCGGTGTGCAGAACGCATACGCGAACCGCGTCGAGTACAAGCAGAAGAACAACAAGTACAAGTGATCCACCTCCATATCTGATCAAGAAAGGAGGTGACTTATGGGCCTCGGAAACCAGCTCAAACACGCTTGGAACGCATTCACTGATACGCCAGACGACACGGATCGTTCTTCGTCATTTATGGCGCCAGTGAGCTATGCGGGTCTTCGCCCAGACAAGATGCGTGTCAAGGTATCAAACGAGCGGTCAATCGTAACTGCGATCTACACGCGTTTGGCCATCGATTATTCGTCGGTGATCTTTCGTCACGTCATGCTTGACGATGATGATCGTTATCTGAACGAGATTCGCAGCGGCCTGAACAACTGTCTGAAGATCGAAGCAAACATCGACCAAGCGTCTCGAGCTTTCTTCCAAGACCTCGCTCTTTCGTTGTTCGACACGGGCGTCGTAGCTCTCGTTCCGGTTGATACCACACTCAATCCGAATGTGACTGGCGGATATGACATTCAGACGATGCGTGTCGGCACCATCACTCGATGGAAGCCTCGTCACGTTCGTGTGAGCGTGTATAACGACCAGACAGGAAAGCGGCAAGAGCTCTGGCTCGAGAAGAAGTACGTGGCCGTGATCGAAAATCCGTTCTATTCAGTGATGAATGAGCCGAGTTCGACACTGCAACGCCTTATTCGGAAGCTCAACCTCCTCGACTCAGTCGATGAGGCGTCCAGTTCAGGCAAGCTTGATCTGATTATTCAGCTTCCATACGTCATCAAGTCTGATGCACGTCGGAAGCAAGCTGAGCAGAGAGCTCAGGACATCGAAGTTCAGCTTCGGCAGAACAAGTATGGCATCGCCTACACCGATGGAACTGAGAAGATCACTCAGCTTAACCGACCCGCCGAGAACAATCTCATGGGTCAGATCGAGTACCTTGTTCAGATGCTCTATGGCCAGCTGGGTCTCACTCCTGAGATCATGAACGGTACGGCTGACGAGAAGACCATGCTGAACTACCTCACTCGGACAATCGAGCCTCTGCTTGACGCAACTAAGCAGGCAATGGTTCGCACGTTCTTGACCAAGACTGCTCGTACTCAGGGCCAGTCCGTCGAGTACTTCCGTGACCCATTCAAGCTCGTGCCGATCGCCAACATCGCGGAGATCGCCGACAAGTTCGCCCGTAACGAGATCATGACCTCCAACGAGATCAGACAAGCAATCGGGTACAAGCCGTCGACCGATCCAAAGGCCGACAAGCTGCAAAACAGCAACATGCCAAGTCCGTCGGACGCGGCACAACCAGAAACACCAACACAGGAAGGAGATAGCCAAAATGGAGCCTGACTTCAGCGGATGGGCAACCAAGGCCAATCTCAGGTGCGCCGACGGACGGACGATCTCAGCAGAGGCGTTCCTCAAGCAGGACGGTATGCAGGTCCCGCTCGTCTGGCAGCACTCGCACAACGACCCGGCCAACGTTCTGGGTCACGCCATTCTCACGGCCAAGCCGGAGGGAATGTGGGCGGATGGTTTCTTCAACGACACCGACGCCGGCAAGCAGGCCAAGATCTTCGTCCAGCACAAGGACGTCGACTCGATGTCGATCTACGCCAACGACCTGGTCGAGCGCGTGGTTTCGAACACCAAGACGGTCCTCCACGGCATCATCCGCGAGGTCAGTCTCGTGCTCTCGGGCGCAAACCCGGGCGCCAAGATCATGCAGGTCGCCGTTTCTCACGGTGCCGGCTTTGAGGACGAGGAGCTGGACGGTGAGGCAGTCATCTTCACCGGCGAGACCCTCATCCACTCCGCTGACGGCGCCGCCGTCGAGCAGCAGAAGGAACCGGAGCAGAAGGAAGAGGAGCAGGTGGAGACCGACAACCAGACGGTGTACGACTCGATGTCGGAGGAGCAGCAGGAGCTGCTTCACTCGATGCTCGAGGACGCTCTCACCCTCTCCAACGAGGCCGGCTCGGCCGAGGTGCTCGTCCACGCGGACACCACTCTTCAGGACGTGTTCGATTCGTTCACCGAGGACCAGAAGAAGCTGGTCTACTACATGATCGGGGTCGCGATGGACAGCGCCTCCGGCTCCTCCGCAGCCCATTCGGGCATCACCAACGAGGGCGACCTCACCCACCAGGAAGGCAACACCATGCGTCGCAACATCTTCGAGCAGAACGGCGAGCTCCGCACCGAGCAGAGCCGTCCGTCCCTCTCCCACGATGCCCTCGGCACCATCTTCGCCACCGCTCAGAAGACCGGCTCCCTCAAGGACGCCTTCCTCGAGCACGCTGAAGGTGAGTCGCTCGGCTACGGTATCGACGACATCGAGTTCCTGTTCCCGGACGCCAAGAGCGTCACGTCGCAGCCGGAGCTCATCGCTCGTCGGACGGAGTGGGTCGCGGGCGTCCTCGATGGCGCCAAGCACTCCCCGTTCTCGCGGATCAAGTCGCTTGCGGCTGACCTGACCGCGGACGAGGCTCGCGCCAAGGGTTACGTGAAGGGCAACCTCAAGAAGGACGAGGTCATCAAGCTCCTGAAGCGCACCACCCTCCCCACCACGGTCTACAAGAAGCAGAAGCTGGACCGTGACGACATCGTGGACATCACCGACCTCGACGTCGTGGCGTGGCTCAAGTGGGAGATGAAGTTCATGCTCGAGGAGGAGATCGCGCGTGCGATTCTCATCGGCGACGGTCGCGAGCCCGACGACGACGACAAGATCGACGAGGACAGCCTCCGTCCGATCGCGTGGGACGACGACATGTACTCCCACAAGGTCAACCTGCCCACCAACGTCGTTGGTGACGCTCTCGTCGAGAGCATCATCCGCGCTCGGAAGTACTACAAGGGCACCGGCACCCCGACGTTCTACACCACGGATGACATCCTGACCGACATGCTCCTGATCAAGGACAAGGTCGGCCGGCGCGTCTACCCGACGGTCACCGAGCTGTCGGCGACGCTCCGCGTCAAGGACGTCGTCGTGGTCGAGGTCTTCGAGGCCGCTCCCGACCTGCTGGGCATCATGGTCAACATCGCTGACTACACCATCGGTGCGGACCGTGGCGGCCAGCTCGCCATGTTCGACGACTTCGACATCGACTACAACCAGATGAAGTACCTCATGGAGACCCGCATCTCCGGTGCTCTGACGAAGCCGAAGTCGGCCGTCGTGGTCAAGCGTGACTCGGGCACCACGGTGACCCCGGCCGTTCCGACCTTCGACCCTGACACCAACACCCTGACGGTGCCCAACACCGCCGGCGTGGAGTACTGGGACGTCACCGACGTGACCGCCGAGTCCAAGCTGACCGCTGGCAACACGGTCATCACCCGGACCACGGATGTCGAGGCTCGGCCGCTGACGGGTTACAACTTCCCGCACAACACCGACAACGACTGGACCTTCGCCTACACCGCCTGACGGCACTAGGCGATAGTCCGGATGGCAAGGTTCTGCGGGGTTGTTGGCTACAGCCAAGGGGCGGTGGAGACAAAGCCGGACGTCTTCGAAGAGCAGATCGTAGAACGCGAGTACTACGGCGATGTTATTCGGGACACGAGGCAGTTGCAGGTCGGAAACAAGGTCAATCCTGACCTATCCGTCGGCAATTCCATCAGCATCATGGCTGATGCTTACGCGAACGAAAATTTCCATGCCATCCGTTACACGCGGTGGGCGGGGGTTCTGTGGGATGTCACTGACGTCGAAGTGCAGAGCCCCCGCCTCGTGTTGAGGCTTGGAGGTGTATACAGTGGACCGACTCCAACTGAGCGAACAGCTCCATGAGATCGCGGACAATGTGTATTTCCAAGAGCCTCCTAACACGGGCATGAAGTATCCGTGCATCCTCTACGCTTCAGCGAAGTTGGATCCACGGTTCGCGGGAAATCAGCCATATCTCTTGCATGAGAGATTCACGGTGACGGTCATCGACAGAGATCCCGATTCTGAGATCCCTAAGAAGGTCGCCCACCTCCCCATGTGTAGGCACTCTGCCTACTTTGTGGCGGAAAACCTCCATCACAACGTCTTCGACATCTTCATCTGAAAGGAATAGAGCCATGGTTGCTCTCAAGTGGGACCAGGTCGGTGAGAAGGAGTACGAGACTGGCGTCGAGAAGGGCGTCCTCTACCTCCCGGACGGCACTGGCGCATACAACACCGGCGTGGCCTGGAACGGCCTCGTCTCCGTCACGGAATCGCCTTCGGGTGCCGAGTCCAACAAGCAGTACGCCGACAACAGGGTGTACGTGAACCTCCTGTCTGCCGAGGAGTTCGGCGGCACCCTCGAGGCCTTCATGTCGCCGCCCGAGTTCGACGCCTGCGACGGCACCGCCGAGGCGAAGCCCGGTGTCCGGGTCGGCCAGCAGAACCGGAAGTCCTTCGGTTTGTGCTACCGCACCATCCTCGGCAACGACGCGGAGGGCAACAGCTTCGGCTACAAGCTCCACCTCGTCTACGGCGCTCTGGCGTCGCCGTCGGAGAAGCAGTACAGCACCGTGAACGACTCGCCGGAGCCAATCACCTTCAGCTGGGAGTTCTCGACCACGCCGGTCGACGTTCCCGGCTTCCGTCCGTCGTCGATCATCACGATCAACTCGACGGAGGTTGCGGAGGCTGACCTCGCTGCCCTGGAGCTTCTGCTCTACGGTGACGCGGCCACCGAGCCCGAGCTGCCGCTGCCGGCCGACGTGTTCGCGCTGTTCGACACGCCCGTCACCCCCTGATCTAGTTCCCCTCTAGATCGCACATGAAAGGAGGCCAGAGAGTGCTCGTAATCGAAGTTCCCATGACAGAGGCGTTTGACGAATCCAAGATGGAATTCGTGACCACGTCCGCATACAAGCTGGAGCTTGAGCACTCTCTGGTCTCCCTTTCAAAATGGGAGCAGAAGTTCGAGAAACCGTTCCTCTCGAACGATGAGAAAACCCCAGAGGAGACCCTCTGGTACGTCAAGGCTATGAGCTTGAACCCGGAGGTTCCCCCCGAGGTTTTCTCCAAGCTAACGAACGAACACATCAGCAAGATTTCTGAGTACATTAACGGGAATCACACAGCTACGTGGTTTCGGGAAGATCCGAACAGGCCTCGGAGCCACGAAGTCTTCACCAATGAGGTCTTTTACTACTACATGCTCACCCTGAGTATTGACATTTCGGCAGAGAACTGGCATCTGAATCGACTGATCACTCTTATACGAGTGACTAACGAGAAGAATGCGCCGCCGAAGAAAATGAACCAGCGCGAAGCAATAAGTAGTAGAAGAGACGCCATGGCGAAGCGTCGTGCGCAAGTAGCAGCCGCACAGCAGAAGTGAGAGGAGGTACTGAATGTCGAGAATTAACTGGGGTACAGTCGGTCAACGTTTCTATGAGACCGGCATCGACCGTGGAGTCCTATATCTAAACGATCGACCCGGCGTCCCGTGGGATGGAATCACTGCCGTCGAGGAAGCACCAAGCGGCGGCGAAGCAAAGCCGTATTACATTGACGGGATCAAGTACCTCAACCTTGCTTCTCGTGAAGAATTCGCAGCAACGCTCAGTGCATACTTCAGCCCGCCGGAATTCGACCTGTGCGATGGGACGGTTCAACTCTCTCAGGGGTTGTTCGCGACCCAACAGCGCCGTCGTTCCTTCGGTTTGACATATCGCTCAAAGGTCGGAAACGATCTTGAAGGTGAAGCGCATGGGTATCGCATCCATCTTGTATACAACGCTCTCGCTGCACCAACGCAGCACAAGCATGGTACGACGAGTAACGATGCAAATCTCGATGCGTTCAGTTGGGAAATCACCACCAAGGCCAGCCTTGTCGATCGCGCCCTTCCGACTGCGCATTTCTACATCGATACTCGCTTCGCTCCGCCAGAGCTGGTTCAAGCGCTCGAGGATATTCTCTATGGAGATGAAACTACCGACGCTCAAATGCCTACCACCACTCAACTTCTGACGCTCTTCGCATACAACGATGGCCTAGTCGTCGAGAAGTTCATCGGTGGTCGATACACGGTTGATGGAACCGCGGTTACGCTTGGCGATCAAGGTAACTTTGAGATCTCGCACGATCGTGTTCATGACATGGGTGATGGTTCGTTCTTGATCCTCACCTACGACGGTCTCGACGTTACCGAACTCCCACCTGATGAATACTCAGCTGTGGGTTCTGCAGTAGTTGAGTACAACGACGGAACCTTCAAGATCAACCACGAATACGTCATCGATAACGGTGACGGAACCTACACGTACCTCTAAGGAGGCAAAGTGTCAACAGTAGAGAGTCTAACCGCAACTCAGATTCGCAAGGAGATCGCGGACGCTGTGGCTGCGGCCAGTGGCGGAGCCTCCGTCGGAGGCACCACAGTCTGTGACATGTGGAACCTGACCAAGCAGTTCAACGGGGCTTACCTTATTGCCCATCCGTCCGGGGGTTTCGACTTCCGTAAGCTCAATGGCGGCGGCCCTCGGATGGGGTTCAAGCTTGGGTCCCTCCCCACGACGGCCGAGGACCCAACCTATGGTTGGACGCAGGGTGACCCCGCATCTCTGATTGTTGGAGATTCCGGATGGTTTACCCCAACCCTGTGGTACCAGCTCAGCTTCTACAACAACCCGCCGAAGCTCTGGAATGTGAACTTCACGTACCCTGGACAGGACTACGGTAACTACCCGTCATTCAACATCGAGGGTCCGCTAACCGGACGTACCTACCAGCAGTCGTGGACCTACAATCCGATTCATCTGAATGCCGGTGATGAGATCCAACTGCAGGCTCAGTCTGTAGGTGGCGACAACGGAGCGATGGACGCATCGAGTCTCGGCAACTCTCAGTTCTGCCTCTCGTTCACAACGTTGAGCCTGGAGGATCCCGGAACTTGGTCGCCCGATCCTGCTGACACCAGCATCCACTTCATTCCGTAGAAAGGAGCTTCAAAATGGGAGAGATTCTCTCATACGGCAAGTCAAAGATCGACGCCATGCTTTCCCAGCTCCGTTCGGATTCGGATGGAAAGTACGCCCTCAAGACCGATATTCCCGCGCCTTCTTCTGGCGGAGGGTTCGGGGGCGTTACTGTGGCGACTCCGAGTCTCAAGCAGGAAAGTGGTGCTGGTACCGGAAAGAAGCTGTGGTTGGCGGACTTCACGTTCACTCCATATCTAGCTGGTCAACCTGGACCCGGTCTCATTGACAGTCCGTCGACTGCATTTGGCGGGATCTCTTTCGAGGAAGCCGGTTGGTACCAGCTGACCACATCGGTCTTCATCGAGTTCTCTGGCAATCTTCCAGATCACGTTCGACTCGAACACCTGGAGTACAACGCCAGGGACGGCGCGATCATTCACGACATTCCGTGTACGGCTCTTGACTCCGATACCGGTAATGGTCGGATGGCGTATGGGGCCCAAGCACGAGTGACGTCATATCCCTTCTACCAGGAGGCGGCTGCGGTCACCGGGAACATGGTGAACAAGACGTTCATTTACTGGTCGACTGATGCGGTTGCTGATCGAGCGTTCGTAAACCTCTACTTCGCCAAGCTGGGATAGTTCCCGAAAGGAGCCTTATTTGATCTCGGTAGAGTCGTCTGGCTCCTTTAAGAACTTGGAGGCTTTCCTCCAGAAGAGCGTAAAGCTCAATCTTCGATCGATCGTAGAACCATATGCTCAAATGGGCGTGAATGCTCTCGAGACCGCAACCCCGTCTGATTCGGGTTTGGCTGCGAACTCATGGAGTTACACGATTGAAGAATCTGGAGGAAAGCTCTCCATCAGCTGGAACAACAACGACATCGAGAGTGGTTTTCCTGTCGCAATCATGCTCCAGTACGGCCACGGAACCGGAACTGGTGGTTACGTCAGAGGACGTGACTACATCAACCCGGCTCTGAAGCCCATTTTTGACAAGATCTCTGAAGCAGTCTGGAAGGCGGTGATTTCTGTATGAGCGCATCGATCGACGAGCGTATTGTTCAACTCAAGCTTGACAACACGCAGTTCGAGAACGGCGTCCGACAGACGCTGTCTTCCCTTCAGGCCCTTGAAAAGGGTATGAAGCTTGACAACGCAGCCAAGGGATTGGCCGCGGCCTCTAAGGGCATGAACGACATTTCCGAGAACGGAAAGCGGTTCAACCTTGGCGGAATTAGTTCGGCAGTCGATGGGATCGCCAACAAGTTCAAGGCTATGTCGGTCATCGGCATATCTGCGTTGGCTACACTTTCCAGTCAAGCCACGAACTATGGAATGCGCATCGCTCGAGGCATATTCCAGCCGATGAAGGATGGTCTCGGCGAGTACGAGACGAACCTCAATGCGATCCAGACGATTCTTGCTAACACGCAGGCTTCTGGCGCAACGCTGAAGGACGTCAACGGCGCCCTTAACGAGCTCAACACATATTCCGACAAGACGATCTACAACTTCTCGGAGATGGCTCGAAACATCGGTACCTTCACGGCTGCTGGTGTCGACTTGAAGACGGCCACGGGCTCGATCAAGGGTATCGCAAACCTTGCGGCACTCTCGGGCTCAAACTCCCAGCAGGCCTCCACGGCCATGTACCAGCTCTCCCAGGCCATTTCCTCCGGACGTGTGTCTCTCCAGGACTGGAACTCGGTCGTCAACGCCGGTATGGGTGGCACAGTCTTCCAGCGTGCGTTGGCTCAGACTGCTGAGAAAATGGGGACGCTCGACAAGGGTGCCGTCAAGCTCTCTGGCAAGATGAAGAACGCCACGATCAACGGCAAGTCGTTCCGTGAGTCGATCACGGCGAAGCCGGGTGAGGAATCCTGGCTTACCTCCGATGTTCTGACTAAGACTCTTCAGCAGTTCACCGGTGACATGTCTAAGGCCCAGCTCAAGGCTCAGGGCTTCAGCGACGCTCAAATCAAGTCCATCCAGGCTCAGGCGGCAACTGCTCAGGATGCAGCTACGAAGGTTAAGACCTTTAGTCAGCTTGTTGGAACACTCAAGGAATCTGCTGGATCTGGCTGGGCTCAGTCGTTCCAGACTGTCCTTGGCGACTTCGAGCAGGCCAAGAAAATGTGGACCGACGTCAACAACCGACTCGGTGCCCTGGTTAGCAACTCGGCCAAGGCTCGCAACAAGCTCCTGAAGGACTGGGCCGACGCCGGCGGTCGCACCGCTATGATCGACTCGGTGAAGAACGCGTTCAACGCGCTCATGGCCGTAATCAAGCCGATCAGAGATGCGTTCCACCAGATCTTCCCGCCAGCTACCGGCAAGCAGCTTGCTGATATTACAAAGGCCATCAGAGACTTCACTGCGGGTCTTAAAATAGGCGGCTCGACAGCTGACAAGATCAAGCGCGCCTTTGCTGGTGTGTTCGCGATCTTCGATATCGGTTGGACGATCATCAAGCAGGTCGCTCGAATCTTCTCGAACCTCTTCGCCGCCATGTCTGGTGGCGACAGCAAGTTCTTGGACCTGGCTGCGCGAATCGGCGATTTCTTCGTCGCGATTGACAAGGCGCTCAAGAGTGGCGAAGGGCTTACGAAGTTCTTCGATGGTCTTAGCGACATCATTTTCGTCCCCTTGGTTGCGCTTAGCAAGCTGAAGGACGCCTTCTTCGGGCTCTTCGATGGGCTCGATGCTGGTTCTCTCGACACGGTCGCAGCAAAGTTTGAGGGCTTCAAGAGCCTCGGTGATGGTCTGAGCAAGATATGGCAGACGGTCATGTCTCATCTTGGCGACGTCGGAAAGATGTTCGCTTCGTTGGCTCCAAAGTTTGCCGATTTCTTCGGCGGCATGGGCGACAAGATCGCCAGTGCGTTCCAGGGTGTCGATTTCGGACGGGTTCTGGACATCATCAACACAGGTCTGTTCGCAGGCCTTGTGCTTCTCGTCAAGAAGTTCACTGGGTCAGCCGACAAGGGTGTCATGAGCTTCATCGACACTCTTGACAGGCTCACCAGTCCGTTCGAGTCCCTCACCGGAACCCTCGACCAGATGCAGAAGACGCTAAAGGCGACTCAGCTTCTCCAGCTTGCGGCAGCAATTGGGATCATGGCCCTGTCTGTGGTTCAGCTTTCGCGAGTCGACGCTGAGGGTCTCAAGCGAGCCCTGACTGCGATGACAATCATGTTTGTCCAGCTTTCCGCCGGCATGAAGGTCTTCGAGCACATCGACATGGGCAAGGGGATGGGTAAGCTCATTCTCGTTGCCGTAGCCCTTAAGATACTGACCAGTGCGGTCAGCGACCTCTCCCAGCTTAGCTGGGAAGAGCTAGGCAAGGGCCTTAGTGGTACCTCCGCCCTCCTCGCAGTTCTAGCAGGCGCAGCCAGGGCTATGCCTGATGGCAAGAAGATGGCCTCAGCCAGTGCCGGTCTCGTGATCATGGCGGGTGCTGTTCGGATCCTTGTAGGGGCCGTTACAGATCTGTCGGGTCTGAGCTGGGAAGAGCTAGGTAAGGGTCTTGGTGCAGTTGGAGCCATTCTTGGTTCTCTTGCACTATTCACAAGGCTCGCTGCAGCGAACAAGGGTGGTGTCGCGCAAGGCGTCGGCATCGTTCTACTCGCGACGGGCATTCGGATTCTGTCCGATGCGATCATCGACTTCTCCAAGATGTCTTGGGAAGAGATCGGGAAGGGTGTTGCAACGCTGGCAGGGGCTCTCGGGTCCATCGCAGTGGCGCTGGCGCTCATTCCTCCGTCATCCGTACTGTCTGCTGCGGCCGTCCTGGTCGTCGCGACGGCTCTCAGTGCAATTGGTGACGCTGTCATCAAAATGGGAGCCCTAGACGGGGAAACCATCGGTAAGGGGCTGGGTACTATAGCGGGCGCTCTGGCGCTAATCGCGGGTGCTCTAGCGCTACTTCCTCCGACGTCGTTGCTGTCAGCAGCTGCGATATTCACAGTGGCCGCATCCCTGTCGATGATCACTGATGCGCTTAGCACCATGGGCGGAATGTCCATGGAGGAAATCGGGAAGGGCCTTGGCACACTTGCGGGGGCTCTAGGCATCATCGCTCTAGCCATGGTGGGCATGTCTGCTGCACTTCCGGGTGCGGCAGCACTCATTGTGGTTGCAAGTGCTCTGGCAATCCTGGCTCCGATCATCGTCACCCTGGGCAATCTGTCCTGGGAACAGATCGGGAAGGGTCTCCTTGTCCTCGCTGCTTCGCTTGCAGTTATTGGCGTCGCCGCCGCTCTACTCACGCCGGTTATTCCATCCCTTCTTGGGTTGGGGATCGCCATCGGTCTCCTCGGAGTCGGTGTCGCTCTGGCTGGCGCGGGCGTTCTCGCATTTTCTCTGGGTCTTACGACCCTTGCCGCAGCGGGTGCTGGTGCGACTGCCGCAATCGTGGCAATCGTATCTGGCCTGATCGGCCTTATCCCAACTGTGATGGAACAGATCGGACTCGGTCTTGTTGCGTTTGCGAAGGTTATTGCCACAGCAGGACCGGCAATTACTCAGGCAATCACGGTCGTTCTAGTGGCTCTGATGGACGCAATCATCCGGGTTATTCCCAAGGTTGGTCAGCTTATGCTGACTCTGTTGGCAACACTGCTCCGAGTTCTGGTGCAGGGTATTCCGATGATTGTGCGTGCAGGTATGCAGCTAGTCATTGGTATTCTCAACGGAATCGCAGCCAAGATCGGTCAGGTCGTCACTGCGGCAACGAACGTCATTGTCGCATTCCTCAATGGGATCTCTAAGAACCTTAAGAGGATCATCGACGCAGGTATTGAGTTGATCATTTCCTTCGTGAATGGTATGGCGAATTCCATTCGTCAACACCAGAAGGAGATGAGTGACGCAGGTAAGAACCTTGCTGGAGCTATCGTCGATGGTATGACTGGCGGCCTCCGTGATGGAGTCAACGCAGTAGTTAACGCAGCAAAGGGAATGGCCAAATCAGCTCTAGACGCGGCTAAGAACCTTCTTGGTATTCATTCTCCCTCGCGAGAGTTCGCCAAGGTTGGTAAGTACTCGGCAGAGGGCTTCGCCAAGGGTCTCACGGGCAGCAAGGATCAGATCAACGCGGCCTACAAGACCATGCGTGATCTCGTTGCCTCGGCCATGGCCGCGGAGCGGGAGGATATTTCGAAGCTTGAGGCTCGCCTCGCTACGCTGAACAAGGCACGTAAGAAGGACCGCGACGCGATCCGGGCAACGAGCACAGCATTGGCGCAGGCTCGGGCTGAGCTGAAGAAGACTACCGCCGCATCCAAGCTGGTTAACAGCTGGGGTGATGAGACTAAGAAGCTGAGCAGTCTGTCGTCTCAGCTGCAGACCGTGGGTGACAAGCTCAAGGCTGCGAACGACAAGTTGGCTGACGCCAAGAAGGTACGTGACGACTACAACAAGTCCGTCAAAGACCAGTACGCGAACCTTCCGGATTTCCAGAACGACACCAAGCTCACGGACTACATCACCAATCTCGAGAAGAGGGTGGCCGACACTCAGATATTCACCGCTCAGCTCAACAAGCTACGCGACCTGGGTCTGAACGATGAGATGTACAAGGAGTTGCTCGCAAAGGGTCCGGACGCAATTCCGTTCGTCACTCAAATTCTAGACGGCGGCAAGACTGCTGTGGACCAGATCAACACTCTGGATTCATCGCTGAACAAGGCCGCAACCGGACTGGCAGACTCCGCCTCAAAGGCGCTCTACCAGGCCGCCGTCGACTCTGCCGCCGGTCTCGTCAAGGGATTGGAATCTCAGCAGGCGAATATTCAGAAGCAGATGGACAAGATTGCCGATGCGATGGTCAAGGCCATCAAGAAGAAGCTCGGGATCAAGTCGCCGTCTCGCGAGTTCATGAAGGTGGGCAAGTGGTCCAACGAGGGCCTCGCCCAGGGTCTGGCAGATTCTCGAATGCCTATCCAGGCTGCCGAGGAAGTCGGTCACAATGCTATCGATGCGATGCGGAAGACCCTTACTGGGCTTTCCGATGTCATGACGACGCATATCGACACCAACCCCACTATTAAGCCCGTTCTGGACCTTACGGATATCCGTAAGGGCTCGGGGGACATCGGAGGGATGCTTGCCACCAAGCCCATCGCGGTGGGTGGTGCATATTCTCTTGCGCGCAGTCTGGCCGATGAGGTCGCTGCTGTTCGTAAGGCCAACGTTCCGGGCGACAAGCCCGACCAACCGCCGGCGCCGATCAACTTCACACAGAACAACTATTCGCCGAAGGCCATATCTGCGGCGGAGTCGTATCGCAACACCAAGAACGTCATCTCGACAGCGAAGGGAGCTCTGAATAAGCGATGACACTCAGGTCATTCGACGTACAGTCGCCTCAGGGCGACCTGCTGCTTCTCCAGCTCGACGAGCCCACTGAGGGAATCGTCGTAAAGGAGATCGAGGGACTAGATCCGGTTCACGCAACGGTCGTCTCGACCAGCTTCGCGCAACTCGACGGGACTATGCTTCAGTCGATTAAGCGCGAGGAGCGGAATATCAAAATCAAGTTGGGCGTCGAGCCTGACATCGACACCGGATCGGTGCGCGATATTCGAAGCCGTCTCTACCGGTTCTTCATGCCAAAGTCGGTTGTGAAGCTTAGGTTCTACGACAATGATGTGGCGTATTGGATTGAAGGTGTGGTGGAGGACTTTCCTTTCCCACTCTTCACCGATGACCCTGAGGGGAACGCCTCCATCATTTGCAACGATCCGAACTTCTTCAATCCGATTGCGCGCATAGTGGAGGGCACCACAACTAGTTCGGATGATGAACTGGAGGTCAACTACGGAGGTTCTATCGAGACTGGAATTCGGTTCCAGCTATTTCCCGACAGGGACGTGGACGCCTTTGAGATCTACCATCGTCGACCGGACAACTCCTTGCGGACTCTCGAGTTCGCACTGTCGGAGTCAGACCCCCTTAGTGCTGGAACGGTGTTGACCATCACCACCCAACCCGGCGCTAAGGGGGTCTCGACCCTCGACTTGCTTGGCACGGAAAGATCTCCGCTCTATGCGGTATCTCCCACATCGGACTGGATTCAGATGCAGCCGGGCATTAATCACTTGAGGGTCTATGCGAACGGTGCTCCCGTGCCGTTCCAAATCGAGTACACGGAGAAGTTCGGAGGTTTGTAATGGAGGTGTATCTTCTCGACAGTCTCCTCCGGCGGGAGCGAGTCATCGACCGTTTTGAGTCGCTTATTTGGACCGAAAGGTTCAAAGAGTACGGCGATTTCGAACTGATCATCCGCTCTACGCCGCAGACCCGGGCTTTCATCCAGACCGGGACTCGCTGGGCCATGAACGAATCTTATCGCGTCATGACGGCTGAGACCATCGAGGACACCTTCGACGAAGATGGCAAGCGTGTACTCAAGGTCAGAGGTAACTCTCTCGAAGCCCTGCTCGAGGACCGGATGGCTCAGGATTCGTTCGCGAACCTGGGCACCTGGGACTTCACAGCACTCCCCGCAGCGGCTGCACGCAAGGTGTTTCACGACATCTGTGTCGCAGGGGTGCTGGACCCGCTCGATCGTATTCCATTCATCGTCGAAAGCGGTGAGTTGATGCCTCCGAGCACCATATCTGAGCCGATCGACCCAATCGATTGGAAGCTTCCGATCAAGACTGTCGGAGAGACTATCAAGGATATTTGCAACATCTGGAATCTCGGTTTCAGGTTGCTTCGAAACTTCGACGCATCGCAAATCTATTGGGACGTCTACGCTGGGAGTGACCGATCGAGTGGACAGACTCTTCGTTCACCTGTCATTTTCTCACCCGAGTTGGACAACCTCACTAACACGACCGAGTTGACGTCAATCGAGACTTCGAAGAACGTTGCATACGTCGTAACTCCGGACGGAACTCAGCAGGTATATCCTCGCGACGTTCCTGCGGACACTGGCGGATTCGACCGTCGAGTTCTCATCGTAGACGCCAATGACATTACGTTGGAGTCCGTCAGTGGGGACACCGAAAAGTTCAACCTCGCCGTGCTTCAGCGCGGTCAGGCCGAGCTCGCCAAAAACCAGGCTTTCCAGGCCTTTGATGGTGAGATCAACCCGCGTAGTCAGTACAAGTACCAACGCGACTACTACTTGGGCGACATTGTCGAGCAGCGAAATGATGATGGCTATGCCAATCTGATGCGCGTCACAGAGCAGATCTTTGTCTCGGACAAAGAGGGTGAGCGAACATATCCGACGCTTGCTAAGAACACGTTCGTGAACACCGGATCTTGGCTCTCTGAGGGCACGAAGACCTGGCTCGACTACGACGCAGATCCCATCACCTGGAGCGAGAAGCCGTAAGGAGGTTTGGCATGGCAGTTGGAGATCAGGCCCGCGATGCGGGTTATCCCACAGTCCCCGATACCGGGGAGGAGGGTCGCGTCCGCTGGGGCGCTCGAGAGCTCAACCGAACTCGCGACTTCATCGCGCAGCTCAAGGCTCTTATTCCCGGCAGCAAGGCTGCTTACCGCACTGCGGCGGGTATTTCCTCTGGGACCGCCGACCCCACGGGCGGCAATGACGGTGACATCTACTTCAAGATCCTCTTGTAAGGAGGTGTGATGACCGACTACACGAAGGCTACTGGTTCTTCGGGAACCATGATGATCCGGGATACCGGAACAACTGTCGAATTCTGGCTCAAGGCTGGATCACAGACGTACAACTACCAGTTGCCTTGGCGTTACTACGTCAACGGCGTGACAAGCGCATGGAAGTCTTTTAGCTTCCAGCCAGGTGGCGCTTGGCAAAAGCTTGGCGCGTGGTCAGTCACCACCTCTCAGACGGTCAGCTTCTACCTCGGATCGACCGGCACAAGCGGTCTCGGTGGCCCCACGACGCTCAGCGTAAATATCAATCGCGCTACAAAGCCACCAGCACCTACTCTGTTGATCACCGGTTGGACCAATAGCTCGGTTTCGGTCAACTCGAACTCGAACGGTACCGGCGGTTCAACAGTTCTGCAGTGGCAGCTTGGATATGGCACCTCGTCCACAAGTCCTACATCGTATAAGGATCTATCGCTAAGCGATGGAATCGGCACGGTAACTGGACTGGCTTCTGGTGTCACGTACTATTTCTGGGCTCGTGGTCGAAACGCTCTTGGGTGGGGCGCTTGGTCTACTCGCGCATCCGCAAAAACCAACAGTGTTCCGCCCGCACCAACAATCCCAGTCATTTCAGCCATATCCAAGACCTCGGTCAAAGCTCCGTTCTCATCCACAGGTACTGGTGGTTCGGCAATCCTCGAATACCAACTCGGTTATGGGAGCTCCCCCACAGCTCCCTCTCTGACGGTTTCGATTCCGGATCCCGCTAAGGCAACTGCCAGCAATCTGACTCCGGGAATTAGTTACTACTTTTTCTCACGAGCTCGGAATGCATATGGATGGGGCCCTTGGTCAAAGCCCAGTGCTGCATTTCGCACATCCGCAGGTTCCTTTGTTGACGTCAACGGAATCAAAAAGCGAGCAGTCCCCTACGTCATGTACAACGGAGTTTGGCGCATCGCACAGCCATATGTGAAGATCGCCGGCCTCTGGAAACCGACTGAGTAAGGAAGGAGATCCATGATTCAAAACGCTATCGTATTTTTGGCTCCGGCCAATTGGCGCGGGCTACGGCCCTGGAAACGTCATGGCTTGGTCCTTCTGGTCGCAGGGCTCGTTTACGTCGGCATCGGCATGTCCTATATCCTAACGGAACCAACCCCGTCAAGATCTATCGCCCTTGTGGTGGCCTTGAAGTGGTGGAGCATTCGGGGTTGGGGCGGCGTCTTCATGTTTGCGGGATTCTTGGCCATCATTTCCTCGCGATGGCCACCAATCTCGAAGACCTGGGGTTACATGGTTCTGACAGGGCTCACCGCCGGATGGTCCATGTTTTACCTAGTAGGCATTCTGTTCTTCCATTCCCCATGGGCGAACGTCAGCGGCACCCTTATCTGGGGCCTCGTGGCATTCATGTGGTGGGCGATCAGCGGACTACGCAATCCTGGAGAGGAGCAGATCCTCGAGGAGATGGTTCGCGCCATCAGAGCTCAGGGGAGGGTTGCTAATGAAGATTGACACTGCACTCGCCACGGCCCTATCCAGCATAATCGTGGCGGTCGTAGCCGGACTTGCTGGATGGGCAGCTCAGAGGTCTTCCTCCAAGGCGAATCTCTCAACCTCGAGGCTTGAACTCGAGCGGGAGGCATACGAGCGGGCACGCTCCTACGACACGGAAACCATTTCAAGACAGGATCGAGAGCTTGACGAGCTTCGTGCGCGGGTCCTCGAACAGGACAAGCAGATACGACAGCTCCGCGAGCAAAATGATCAGGAGATCATGGATCTCAGGGCCAGGAATAGAGACCTCACTACCCGCATATTCCTGCTGGAACGTGGCGTAGGCCCAGTCATCATTAACTACAAGGAAGGCTTCGAAGATGACGAACACCCCGATGAACATTCCCGAGACCCCGCTGACGGAGGACCCGGAGATCACCCCGATCGAGGAGCAGACGCCTCCGGCCCTGGTCTTCAGTAGCGGGACCTACGAGGCGCTTCGTGCACTCGTCGAGGTCATCCTTCCCGGCATGGCCACCCTGTATCTCGCGGTAGCGACGATCTGGGGTCTTGGCGGGGGCGAGAAGGTCTCTGCGACCATCACCGCATTCACCGTCTTCCTCGGCCTTGTGGTCCGAGTGGCTCGACGCTCCTACAACAAGTCCGATGTCAAGTTCGACGGCTTCATGCACATGATGCAGAAGGACGAGAACTCGAAGACGATGTCGCTGGAGCTGAATTCCCACCCGGATGACCTGGCGACCAAGAAGGAGATCACCTTCAAGGTGCTCAAGCACTGATCCTTCCTCAATGAGGGCCTCGCGAGAATAACATCTCTTATAATGAGACCCTATACAGAAGGAGAACGCTATGTTCACCCCGAAGCCCCCCGTCGAGACGACGGACCTTGAGAAGGCAATCGAACGTTTGCACGACGACATGCAGACGGTCGACCCCGATACTGATAAGTACACCAAGATGGCAGACAACCTCATCAAGCTCTACAAGCTGCGCGAGCACGACCGTGCTCCCAAGTGGCGACCGAGCCCTGATGTTGTTCTGACCGTTGCGGCAAATCTGATCGGTATCGCGTTGATCATCCGTCATGAAGACGTGAACGTGATTTCCACCAAGGCCCTCGGATTCGTCAAGAAGCTCGGCTGAACCGCCAAGCCAACTGAACAGACATCAAAGCCGAGAGGCCCTGTGAGACTAAACACCTTACAGGGCCTCTTAGTTTTGGTTCGCACGATAATCACGGATCATAATGAAAGGAATCCCGCTTCATTAGAGGCGCCAATGCACAAGTTGCAAAGGTATGGTTCCTTTCCCGAGTTCAATCCTGGACTCTAAAAATTTGCCCGGGGGGATAAACCGGATTAATGTCGCAGAATTTACGAGCCATATAATGAACCCATTAACCACTTTGAAAGGAAGCAACATGCCGAAGAACCTGACCGAAGCGATTGCCCTGGCCCAAGCCAAGATGCGGAACGAAGACCCCAAGCAGGTCGTCGAGACCGTTATCGAGGAACGGAAGCCGGAGTACGCCTTCGCCACCAATTCATACCACGCTGCACCCCGCACGGAGATGTACTGAGTTAAAGCTGAGAGCCCACACGGGCTTTCAGTTTCGCAAAATTTACGGGTCATATAATGAGACCATTCACCCCTCTGAAAGGACCCATCATGCTTAAGAAAACTGCTAAGACCGCTAATGACGGCCTGGTACTTGTCGCACTTGGTATGGCCGCTTACGGCCTTTACCAGTTCGTCACGGACCTCGCCAAGGCTGCGGACGACAAGCTCGTCGAGAAGCTGACCGAGACCAACGAGAACTGATCCAAGCTGTAAAGCCCCACAAGGGCTTTCAGTTTCGCAGAAATTACGGGCCATATAATGAGACCCAAACCCCTTATGAAAGGACATACAATGAAGAACAAGATCGCCCGTACGAGGAAGTTCGTTTCCGACCACCGCGTCGCCATTGCAGTAGTTGCCACCGCCTCGGTAGGCATCGCTCTGCAGATGCGCAACGCTCGTGAGTGGAACGAATTCCTCAAGGAGCACAACCTCTTCGATGAGTACTACGACATGAGTTGGGACGTCGAACCCGCTGCCTGAGCAGCAAGCTGCAAAGCCCCACAAGGGCTTTCAGTTTCGCAGGAATTACGGGCCATATAATGAGACCATTCACCCCTCTGAAAGGACCCTGAAATGCACATCGTCACCGACAACACCTCGGAGATCGAGACCCAGGCGAAGAAGAGCCGGCGCAACACCAAAATCAAGCGCTACGCCTTCACCGCCCTGGTCGCGGCCTCCCTCGCTGTTCACGCGTACGACGCCATCCAGAAGAAGAACCAGAACGACTGATCCAAGCTGCAAAGCCCCACAAGGGCTTTCAGTTTCGCAGGAATCACAGGGTACATAATGAAGAGATTAGCTCATTTTAGGGAGCCATGCGTTCGAGTCGCTACACCTCTTCTTATTTTTCCTCGCAGAAAAAACATGGCTCATAATGAAGAGATTCGCGCTAAGCGAGCGTACTACACATGAGTGTAATACAACTCTTCCTTTTTTTTTCTGCCTAATACCCAAACCCAGAAAGGAGGACCCGTGTCGAAGTATGTCATCGTTGAACGGCGACGTAACTACGGCTTTTGGAAGTTCATCGCGGATTGTGCGATGACGCTTCTCACTGGTGGGCTCTGGCTCATCTTCATATTCGTGCGCGAAATGCGCCGCCGGTCCTAAGGGACCCCATATCTGAAAGGAGCGCAGAATGCTCGACTTCATTCTGATGGTCTTTGAATGGATCATCATGGCCGTCATTCTGGCGGTCTTCTCGTTGTTCCCGCTCATCGGGATGTACCTCATGTGGGAAGGCTTCCGAGACCTTGTCCATGACTTCCAGCGATGGGCACTCAAGCGGCTGTTCAAGCGTAAGATCAAGCGCAACAGCCTGCGGAATCACATTGTTCTTCTCCCGAGTGAGCCGGAGAGGAAGAACCTCTCGATCTACGACCAGATGATCGAGGAACAGAAGGACGCTAAGCGTCTCCAGAAGGAGATCGAAGCGCGAGACCAAGACACCATCGACCGTGCAACGGAGTACCACAATGACCTCAGCAAGTGATGTCGCCAAGAAGGCCCAGAAGTTCACCATCGACAACAGTCCGGTTCTGTTGACCGTCGTTGCCGCCGTTGGCGTCATCGGAACCGCATATCTTGCAGCCCGTGGTGGCTACAAGTCGGCGGAGATCATCGCGGACAAGCGTTATTCGGAGAACATCCGACGAACTGCGACGCAGAGCTCATATGAGCCCACGTTCCAAGAGAAACTGGCGCTGACCTGGAAGTCGTATGTCCCGGCCTGTGGCGTGGGCCTGATCACCGTCGCTTCGGTGGTCGGTTCCAACAAGATCAGCACTTCCCGCTCTGCAGCTATGGCTGCGGCATTCACTATTTCCGAGAAGGCCTTCGTGGACTATCGGGAGAAGGTGGTCGAGCAGATCGGGAAGAACAAGGCAGAGAAGGTCGATGTGGCAGTTGCCCAGGACCGTGTCGACAGTAACCCGCCCACCAAGGAGAACATCGTCATCGTCACGAACGACGCTGACCAGATCTTCCAGGACTCGTGGAGTGGTCGGTACTTCCGTAGCAACATGGAGGCCGTCAACCGGGCTGTGAACGACCTGAACCACCAGCTCAACGTGCATGGATATTCGTCTCTGACCGACTTCTACGAGCACCTGGGTCTGTCCAAGACACAGGAGTCGGACGAGGTCGGCTGGACGAGCGACAACCTCCTCGAGGTGGGATATGACGCGGTCATCCATGACAGCGGACAGACCACTGTGATGGCGGTGAAGTACCGAACGAAGCCGATTCGAGACTACTACTCCTTTCGGTAAGGCCTGGCCACCTAGCCCGTGGGTGTTCTACAAGGTCGGTTATTCTGACGTGGACGCCTGCCTCGAAGATTGTGAATGATCGGGGCAGGCTCCTCGCAGGTTTTACACGGGTCATAATGAGACCCCCTCAACACCGAAAGGAAACGAAAATGAACGAGACCGTTGCTGTTGTGACCGAGGTCGACTCCCCGAAGATCCTCAAGAAGGTCTTCCGAAACCGCAAGGCTGCTGCCGTTGCCACCGTCGTGGTGGCCGCTGGCCTCACCTTCGCGGCGACGAAGTTCCTCAAGGACTCGGTGGACGTCGAGATCGTCACCGACAACACCTCCGCCTGATCGCCTACCGGCAAGAAGGAAAAGGGATCGCCCGCGAATCAATCGTGGGCTTTCTCTTTCGCTTTATCCATGTTTCCGAGAAAGGAAGATGCATGAACGCAATTGAGAGGCTCGCTGAGAACGACGCCTACGAGTGGGCCATCACCGGAATCAAGCAGGCCGACATCGCTTGGAAGACGGAGAACATCTCGGGTTACCACGAGGCGTTCACCAAGGCCATTTCCCTGGCCGACATCTCCGGCGAAGCGAAGTACCTGGCGAAGGCTCGTCAGCGCCTCGTCAAGAAGGGCTTCACCGGCGAGAAGACCGTCAAGAAGTTCCGCAAGACCCGCATCGCCCTCATCATCGCCGGCGTCGCCTATGTGCTTCACGACACGGGTTACGACAAGGTCCTGCTCGAGAACGGTCGACAGATCTACCGTCGTTCGGTTCTCCGCACCGCTCAGAAGAGCATCGTCGATGAGGCAAGCTTCCCGGAGTCCCCGACTCCCTGATCCCTCGAAAGAGGCCAAAGTGGAATACGAAGTCACTCTTGACTTCGGCGACAACGCGGTCCAGGCACCCCATATTTGTCGATCTCTGACAGATCTTGGGCTCTACCTGGAGCGTGTTCCGTCGATGCTCGGTTTCCAAATCAATGGAGCCGTGACTGTTCGGATCAAAAACCATGCGCGGAGGAATCCGCTGATCCCATATCTGGAGAACTAATGCCCCTGACCCGAGAAGAAGCACTAAAGACGTTCGGTGATTTCCTGACCATTGAGTGTCCGGAAGAGTCTTGCAAAGCTCCCGAAGGGAAGCTCTGCGATACTCATGGGGTATGGATTCATTTCGCTCGAATGATCCACGTTCTTCCAGATCCACACCCGAACGATGGGTGTGAGTACTACCTCGAGCACTCGAACGCCGTCAAGACGGACGGCATCATTCTCTATGGCCCATTCCCAGGCAGCGAGATCGATGATCGATACGAGGATGACTACGCCGATATTCTCGCGGACTGCGGGGATCTCAAGGTTGTTCGTCTGACGGAGCAAGAAGCAAACAACTACCAACGACACTCGCGTGAGTACTGGATTGGCCAGCTCGCGCTCGTCACTGAATTCGGAAAGTGAGACCCGCGAAAAAATGATCAAGAAGACTGTCAACTACAAGGACTTCGACAGCAAGCCCCACAGTCAGGACCTGTATTTCCACCTGAAGGTCGACACCATCACCGACAACCTCCACCTGGGTGACCGACTCGAGGCCCTGCAGGACATGGTCAGCGGCGCTGAGCGTGAGCTCCTGACGTCGGAGAAGCAGGAGATCCTAGACGTTGTCAAGATGTTCATCAACCTGTCCTACGGCAAGCGAGTCACCGTCGATGGTGAGGCCAAGTTCCGTCAGCGTCCCGAGATCCTCGAGGATTTCCGAGACAGCGCTGCCTACGACGCCTTCCTGTGGGCGCTCTTCCAGGACCCAGAGGGTGCCATGTCGTTCCTCAACGACGTCATGCCGCCGAACCTGATCGAGGAGGCACGCAAGGCTGAGGCCGCGAACGGTCCGAAGCAGCCGCAGGACTTCCAGAGCAAGCAGGTGTCCGCGCCCACGGTCAGCGAAAGCAAGAGTGTCGTGGACGTGACGCCGGAGGACGAGGAGACTCCTGAGCAGAAGAGGGAGCGCCTCCAACGCGAGCTGGCTGACCTCGGCTGACATATATCTGCGACTGGGAGATGGCCAGGGTCCTTCGCGGGGTCTCGCCCTATTCAGGAGGCCTAGTCCTTTCAAGGACGAATCTTTAAACGACAGCCGAGTCTCAATAGAACATGCGCCCACCCTCGCACGAAAAACAAAGCCCTTAATGAGACCCTATCTGAAAGAAGGAAAGTCCAATGGACGAGAAAGCCGCTAAGAGGCTTCTCAATTTCACTCTCGACGCCGTGATCGGATCGGCCATCGAGATCGTTGCAGCAAAAGCCTTGAAGAAGGCCATTCCATCGCTGGAAGATCACAAGTTGATCACCCATCTGATGGCTGGCGGCCTTTCTTCCGTACTCACCGGGATGGTGGATGACGAGAAGGAACTCTTCGTTGACGATCTTGTCGGGAAGATCAAGGCTCGCAAGATCAAGCAGATCACGTCAGACGACCAAACCGAGAGCCTCTAGGGTTCTCATTTTCTCTTGAAAGAGGAACAAAGTGGAAGAGTTTCCGAGCAACAGCAGGACCGTACGCGTCGAACGAACTGAGCGTACGACTCGGGTGAATCCCGTTCAGGCGGAGCCCGAGAAGGAGGTCATGAAGGTCGTCACGGATGGATCGGCGGTCAAGCGAAAGGTCGGTATGTGGGGGCGGGTCAAGAAGACCTTCTTCGGCGCCGATCTCAACCACGTTGTCAGCTACGTGGGCAACGATGTTCTTCGTCCGGCATTCCAGGACATGGTCGCAGACGCGGTCACAACTGGTGTCGAGCGGATGATATTCGGCGAGGCCCGAGTGGGTGGTGGTAGCCGTCGTAGGACAGGCGGTGGTGCCTCCACCAATTTCGTGAACTACCGCGGTTACAGCGGTGACCCCCGCGGCAGCGGTCCTGCACGACGCGAGGACCCGCGACCGCAACTCAGCCGTCAAGCACGTCGATCACACGACTTCGGCGAGATCGTTCTGGGCTCTCGGGCTCAGGCCAACGACGTTCTCGATCAGATGTTCGCGTTGCTCGACAAGTACGGTGTCGTCTCGGTCAAGGATCTCCTCGTGATGGTTGATATCGCGCCGGAGTTCACTGACGAGAAATGGGGTTGGGATTCCCTGGCAGGAGCGGATGCTCGTCGCACTCGTGACGGATATCTGCTCGTGTTGCCTCCCACAGAGCCCATCGTCTAACCCATATTCGAAAGGAGTGACGCCCGATGAGCGACACAGAGCACAAGCGTGAAATCTTGAAGGGCGTTTACCCTTCACCGAAGTGGACGGCCAAGGTCAACAAGATGTCCGAAGGCCAGGTCATCGCCGTATATCTGCGGCTCAAGGAACAAGGAAAGGTTTCCTGAAGTGAACATCAAGGCACTTGCCAACACAGTCACCTCAAAGGTGGGTCGTCAGGTTCTGAAGACCAAGAAGAACAGCCCGACCATCATGTTCGTCGGCGGCGTTGTCGGTTTCGGCGCGACCGTCTTCCTCGCCAGCCGTGCGACCCTCAAGTTCGACGAAGTCATCGAGGAGCACGAGGTGCTCATGTCTCGGGCTAAGTCTGCTCGCGAGATCGCTCCCGAGGACTACTCCGACAAGGACCTGGCGGCTGAGAAGCTCAAGGTCTACGCACGAACCGTCGCCAAGATGACGAAGCTCTACGGACCGGCACTTCTCGTCGGTGCGGCATCGATCGGTGCTCTCACCGGTTCTCACGTCACTCTGACCCGTCGCAACGGGGCTTTGATGGCTGCTTACGCCACGCTCGCCAAGGGCATGGAGGAGTACAGGCAGCGCGTCATCGCCGACGTGGGCGAGGACAAGGAGCGTGAGTACCGTTACCCCACCGAGGAGAAGGAGATCTACTCCGAGGGCAAGAAGGGTGAGCCGAAGGTCGAGCGAATCAAGGTCGCTTCGGGGACTTCCATGTACGCGAAGTTCTTCGACATCGACAACGAGAACTGGAATCAGTCGCCCGAGCACTGCCTCCACTTCATCAAGATGCACCAGGACTTCCTGAACATCAAGCTCAATGCGCGTGGACACGTCTTCCTCAACGAGGCGTACGACGCGCTGGGAATGCCCCGCACCAAGGAAGGCCAGATCGTCGGTTGGGTTCTCGACAACCCGCGCGGTACCGGCGACAACCACATCGATTTCGGGATCTGGGATGACAGCCGTGTCGACCGTCTTCTCGACTTCGTGAACGGGCACGAGACCGGCATCCTGGTGGACTTCAATGTCGACGGCGTCGTCTACGACCTCATCTGATCGAACCAACAAAGTCGCCTTAATCCTAGGCGCGATATTTGGAGTTTTCCTCTCGCCGTTCTTGGCGAAGAAGCTCCTCGACAAGATTGGAATCTGAAATGGAAGAGCAGGCAGTGATCGACAAGATCGAGGACGTCGCTGAGGCGGTCGTTCCTGAGGTCTTCGAGCAGGTCGAGAAGTTCCGCAACAACCCGGCCGTTGTCATCGGCGTTGGTGTTGTGGGTCTCGCCGTCGGAAGCGTCATCGGATATTTCGTCGCACGGAAGCGCCTCACGGCCGTTTTCGAAGCTCAGCTTGAGGCTGAGATTGACGAAGCCAAGCACTACTACGAGTCCAAGGCTCAGCGGCTTACCAAGGACGGGGACTACTCGTCTGTGGAGGCTGCCGCCGAGGCACTCGGTCTGGAGAAGGTCACCGAGGACGCCAACAAGGCCATCACCAACTACGGCGCCTTCCACAAGCAGCCGGTCACGATCGTCGAGACCGAGCAGGGCCTGGAAGTCACCACGGTGGAGCAGGTTGCCGGCACGGAGGATCTCGAGGAGACCACCATCACTCACCACAATATCTTCGTGGATGGCAAGCCCATCGACAAGGACGAGTGGGACCAGGACGTCGAAAACTCCAAGCGAAACGAGCGGTTCCCGTTCGTCATCAGCGTGGAGGAGTTCAACGAGAACGAGCCCGACCACGAGCAGATGCAGGTGACGTACTACGCCGGCGACGATGTGCTCGCGGACGACTCGGATGGGGTCATCAGCGCGATCGACTCGAATGTCGGTCAGATGAACCTGAACCAGTTCGGTCATGGATCGGGCGACCCGAAGATTGTCTATATCCGCAACAACCGTCGTCAGGTCGACTACGAGGTGGCTCTCCATGAGGGGAAGTACGCCAAGGTCGTTCTCGACATCGACGACGATGAGGAGGACGAGAAGGAGCCTCTTCGCAAGTTCCGGGGTGGCGATGACTGATGTTGTCGCTGCCCTTGGATGAGCTATATCTTCAGTGGCTCTACGGGCAGGTTGACAACGAGCGCGAGAAGGCTCCTTCTCGTAGTCATTGGTCGATATTCCGACTTCTCTTTAAGACGGAGTTCGTTTGGATCATCGCTAATGACGACAACCGAGTGGAGGACGGCAAGGCACTTCGTTACGCCTTCCTTCACGAACTCGGTCTTGACACTGTAGATAGAGACTGGATGGAGACAGGCTGCTCCTTCCTCGAAATGCTGATCGCGCTTTCTTCCCGCTGTGCCTTCGAGGCTGATGGCACTACGCAGGAATGGTTCTGGCATTTTATGGAGACGCTCGATCTGGCCATCTACACCGACAATATGCAGATCCCCCATGAGGATGTCGAGGAGATCCTCAATACCGTTATTTACCGGACCTACCGCAGGGACGGTACAGGCGGTCTCTTCCCGTTGCGGCACTCTCGCCGTGACCAGAAGGACGTGGAGATCTGGTACCAGATGAACGCATATCTGATCGAAAACGAGACGTAAGAGAGGAGGGCAGATGGATTTCTTCACAGTGGGCATTCGCGATGGAAAGAAGGGAGAACCTCCGGAGATATTTCCGGACTTCGTCGTTGGGCGATCTCAGGACCTGATGGTTCGGGGTAAGCACTTCTACGCAGTCTGGGATGAAGAAGCAGGCTTGTGGTCGAAGGACGAGTACGACGTCCAGCGTTTGGTCGACCTTGAGCTGAAGAAGTTCGCGGAAAAAGCGCGAGCAGACGGAATGGACTACAGCGTCAAGTACCTGCGTAACGCAACTAACGGCGGCTGGTATGCATTTCGAAAGTTCCTGCAGAACATCAGCGACAACTCGCACGAGCTGGACTCTGAGTTGACCTTCGCGAACACCGAAGTGAAGAAGACGGACTACGTGAGCCGACGACTTCCATATCCACTGGCCCCCGGAAAGTGCGACGCTTGGAACGAGATTGTTGGGACGCTATATTCTCCGGAAGAGCGTGCCAAGATTGAGTGGGCGATCGGCGCTATCGTTGCCGGCGATGCAAAGCGCATTCAAAAGTTCATAGTGTTCTATGGTCCTGGTGGCACCGGCAAGTCCACCATCATGAATATCATCGAGAAGCTCTTCGCGGGCTACACGACGGTTTTCGAGGCCAAGGCGCTAGTCTCCAACAACTCGTCGTTCGCGACCGAGGCGTTCCGAGACAATCCACTGGCTGCCATCCAACAGGATGGTGACCTGTCCAAGATGGAGGACAACTCCAAGTTCAACTCCATTATCTCCCATGAGGAGATTCAGATGAACGAGAAGTACAAGCCTACCTACCGCGGTAAGGTGAATGCTTTTCTGTTCATGGGTACTAACCAGCCGGTGAAGATTGCAGACGCAAAGTCGGGTATCATCCGACGTCTGATCGATGTTCATCCGACTGGCGACAAGCTGGCACCCAACCACTACCACACCTTGATGAGTCAGATCGATTTCGAGCTTGGTGCTATCGCGCATCAGTGCCTCGAGGCCTATCGGAAGATGGGGAAGAACTACTACAACGCGTACCAACCGTTGGAGATGATGTTCCAAACTGATGTGTTCTTCAACTTCATCGAGGCAAACTATGACATATTTAAGGCTCAGGATGGCATTTCCCTGAAGCAGGCCTACACGATGTACAAGGAATACTGCTCGGAAACGGGCATTGACCGCGTACTTCCGATGTACAAGGCTCGTGAGGAACTGCGCAACTACTTCCGCGAGTTCAAGGATCGTCATACGGTGGAAGGACAAACAATCCGTAGCTATTACGACGGATTCATAGCAGATAAGTTCAAGGCCCCTGTGACCGAGAACGACGTCGCAACCTTCTCGCTCGTTATGGAGGAGGATATTTCCTTGTTCGACTTGGAGTACGCAGAGATGCCGGCGCAGTATGGCCGGGAGAACGAGTTCAACAACATCGTTCCATCTCAGCGTTGGGCCAACGTGAAGACTACCCTTGCGGAGATCGACACAAGCCAACTCCACTACGTGAAGGTTCCGGAGCAGCACATCGTCATTGACTTCGATATTCGTGACGAGACCGGTAACAAATCTCTTGAGTTGAACCTCGCAGCGGCTAGTGAGTGGCCGGCTACCTATGCTGAACTAAGCCAAGGTGGTAATGGGGTTCACCTTCACTACAACTGGACAGGGATGGACGACATATCTGAGTTGTCTCAGAACTATGCCGATGGAATCGAGGTCAAGACTCTCCTCGGAGATGCCTCGCTCCGCCGCCGGCTCAGCAAATGCAACAATGTGCCGGTAGCCGATATCAACAGCGGGCTTCCCGTGAAGGAGAAGAAAAAAGTGCTCGGAGACAAGCAACTGAAGTCGGAGAGGGGGCTAAGAGAGCTCCTCATGAAGAATCTCCGAAAGGAGATCATGCCAGGGACTAAGGTCTCTATCGACTTCATGAAGAAGATCCTCGACGACGCGTACAACTCAGGAATGCCTTATGACGTGACCGACATGCGTCCGAAGATCATGGCGTTTGCGAACAACTCCACCAATCAGCCGGTCCAGTGCCTCAAGATCGTGCAGCAGATGAAGTGGAAGAGCGAGCCGACTGATCAGACCGTGGTTCCAAAGCCGGAGCCTCAGCCTGGCGATGCGTTCTTCAAGCCCGGAGCAGTTCGGGATGCGAGGCACGTATTCTTCGACCTCGAGGTGTACCCGAACCTGTTCGTGGTCTGCTGGAAGTTCGAGGATGCTCCTGAAGAGAGCATCGTCACGATGATCAACCCGTCTCCGCAGGACGTTGAGCCACTGTTCAGCATGAAGCTGATCGGATTCAACAACCGACGGTACGACAACCACATCTTGTACGCACGATATCTCGGGTACGACAACGAGCAGCTGTACAAGCTGAGCCAGAAGATCATCGAAGGCTCTGTGGGATCGATGTTCGGGGAGGCCTACGGTCTCTCCTTCGCCGATATCTACGACTACTCATCCAAGAAGCAGAGCCTCAAGAAGTTCGAGATCGAGCTTGGTCTGCGTCACATGGAGCTCGATATTCCATGGGATGAGCCTGTTCCGGATGTTCTCATCCCGAAGGTATGTGAGTACTGCCGGAATGACGTCTTGGCGACTGAGGCAACGCACAAGGCCCGAAAGGCTGACTTCACGGCGCGGCAGATCCTTGCCGAACTGAGTGGTCTGTCAGTCAATGACACCACACAGAAGCAGACAGCAAAGATCATTTTCGGCAACGACCGCAACCCGCAGTCGAAGTTCGTCTACACCGATCTGAGCACCATTTTCCCGGGCTACGAGTACAACGAGTTCCGTTCGCCGGCAAATCCGGATCCGGATGGCTGGTCCAGCAAGAGCAAGTACCGCGGAGAGGACCCCAGCGAGGGCGGTTACGTATATGCCAAGCCCGGCATGTACGAAAACGTCGTTGTGCTGGACGTCGCATCGATGCATCCTTCGTCCATCATCGCTTTGAATGCGTTTGGTCCGTACACTGAGAATTTCGCGGACCTGCTCAACGCGCGACTGGCGATCAAGCACAAGGACTACGAGGCTGCCCGTCACATGCTCGATGGCCGGCTTGCTCCATATCTCGAGGACCCCTCCTCGGCGAAGGAGCTCTCGTATGCTCTGAAGATCGTAATCAACATCGTCTACGGTCTGACGAGTGCGAAGTTCGACAACCCGTTCAGGGACCCGCGCAATATCGACAACATCGTCGCCAAGCGTGGTGCTCTGTTCATGATCGAGCTGAAGAATCTGTGTGAGGAACGAGGTATGGAGGTCGTCCACATCAAGACGGACTCCATCAAGTTGGTCAACCCCTCTCAGGAGGACATCGATTTCGTCAACGAGATCGGGGCCAAGTACGACTACGACTTCGAGCACGAGGCGACTTATGACCGCTTCTGTCTAGTCAACGATGCTGTCTATATCTCACGGTATGGATGGCACGCTGATGAGCCCGAGTTGGTAGGCAAGTGGGACGCAACCGGTGCGCAATTCCAGCACCCATATGTGTTCAAGAAGATGTTCTCCGGCGAGGAAGTGACGTGGGACGACCTCTGTGAGACCAAGCAGGTCTCAAAGGGTACGATCTACATCGACTTCGATTCTGTGCAGAAGCCTATGTGGGCCGATCGCGGAATTCGAGGGTTCCAGTTCGTCGGACGCATCGGTCGCTTTGTCCCGGTCACTCCGGAGTCGGGCGGTGGGATCCTATATCGTGTTCACGACGGCAAGCAGTATGCCGTTTCAGGCACGAAGGGGTTCTTCTGGCTCGACGCCAACGTGGCCAAGACGATGATCAGCGACATCGAGATCGACGAGTCATATTTCGAGGGACTTCGAGACGATGCGTACAAGGCAATCACCAAGTACGGTGACTTCGACAAGTTTGTGGCGCCCTGATGAAGCTATATCTGTCAGGTCCCATGACGGGTCTCCCTGAGTTGAACTACCCCGCGTTCCGCGAGGCGGCAAAGACTCTTCGGGAACTCAAACACGAGGTCTACAACCCCGCTGACTGGGAAGAGCTTTACAGCCCAGACGGCAAGTTCCATCTGAAGAACGCTTTTGAGGATTACTGCAAGTTCATTATTCACGACGCAGATGCGGTCGTGTTACTTGATGGCTGGCAGAATTCCCCAGGGGCTACTGCAGAACAAGCCCTCGCACTTGCGGTGGGCAAAAGCGTCTACGAGTACCGGGAGATCCACTTCTGGCATACATAGACCTATATATCTGAGGTGGTGACATGCAAACCTTCCTGCCGTACCCCGACTTCGAGGAGTCGGCGTATGTTCTTGACCCCCGGCGGCTAGGTAAGCAGCGGGTGGAGACCCTCCAAATCATGACAGCCCTCCTCGAAGGGCGCGGATGGGTCAATCACCCGGCCATCAAGATGTGGCGGGGCCATGAGTGGCAGCTCCTGAAATATCAGAAGGCCGTCTGTGAAGCCTGGGTTCACGACCTGGGATTCAAGGACACCTGCTGGGACAAGACCGTCAAGGTTTATTTCCGGATCTACCGCGGTGCTCCAGACATGGACCCGCCACCGTGGCTGGGCGATCAAGCATTTCATCGGTCGCACCAGTCGAACCTGATCAAGAAAGATCCGCAGTACTACAGCAAACATTTCCCCGGAGTACCAGATGACCTTCCCTACATCTGGCCGGACAACCAAAGTGAGGGGCAACAAAATGGCAACCAAGAAGCAGAAGCGTGAAGCAGGCGAGCTCAAGCAGGCGGCAAATCGTGAGGAGAGCCGTCGCGTTGGGCTCCAGGCACTGGCTCGTGACCGTGCTAGGCGTCAGAAGAAGAAGGACGCCGAGAAGCTTGCCAAGGCCGAAGAGACCCTTCGTCTCCAGCGCGAAGGAAACGCGCGTGATATGCGTTCGATGGTGAAGGCATGAAGGACTTGATCATTCGATTTCTCGAGAACTTTTTTGCGGGTGCTCCCGTTTGGGAGACCAAATGACTCCGAACGATGACGAGTACACCGTGTTCGCCCCAGGCGTCTTCGACAAATTCGTTGGTGTCGATATCCCAGTCAAGAACAAGCCTGGTGGGGTCGTCATCGGTAAGGCGAACATCAGTCGAGACGGCGAAGTAATAAACGTCGAGCTCGATTCAGGACAGTTCCCTCAAGAACTCATCGATGGAATCCTAACGGGTTTTGTCGACGCTCTCTCCATCGCACCTAGCCCAGTTCCGGAAGCTGTTCCGGTCATCAACAAGAAGGACAAATCATGAGTAACGAAGTCTCAACCCGTCCCGGCAACTTCATGAAGGAGAACGCCCGAATCATCTTCCGGAACTTCGCCGGCGAGGAGGGCCAGTACAACCGAAAGGGTGACCGCAACTTCGGTCTCGTCCTGGAGGAGCACGAGGCGGCCAAGATGGAGAAGGAGGGCTGGAACATCAAGTACCTCCGTCCTCGTGAGGAGGGCGATGCCCCCACTCCGTGGATCCCCGTTTCTGTGAACTACGGCGGCAACCGTCCTCCGACGATCGTCATGATCACGTACCGCGGCGACACCCCCAAGCGCGTCACGCTTCCCGAGGAGCTCGTGGAGATGGTCGACTACGCCGATATCGCGGTGTGCGACCTCATCCTCAATCCCTACCAGTGGAACGTGAACGGCAAGAGCGGCATCAAGGCCTACCTCAAGTCGCTGTTCATCACCATCACCCAGGACGAGCTCGAGCGGAAGTACGCCGACATCGAAGAGATCGATATCTCGGGTGCTCCGGTCATGGAGATCGCAGCCACGCCTCACGACGACACGATGGACGACGAGATCGCCCTCGAGGAGCAGGAAGACGGGAGCTTCGCCTGATGGAGATCCTGCTCGAAGAGAAGCCTGCAACTTTCGACGCGATCAAGTTCGAGGGTGGCGTGCAGTCCGCAGAGGCGGTGATTTCGTGGTTTGACGACTGCGGGGTCACCGCTCTGTACCATCCCGGAACGGATCAGATTCGTATCCTGTCGTATTCGAGCGATCGTGACCTCATCAGGGTCATCAATGCCGGTCTCTGGATCGTGAATCGGTACGACAAGGTCGAGTCCTACAACCGGTTCGTCACCTTCAGCGATGATGGCCTGAGCCGGGTGTACAAGCAGGTTTAATCAAGTAGCTCAATACTTCCCCCATATTCCGCACCAACACTGAAGGGTACAATTAAATTGAGCAATCTGGTTGACCACGCGCGCAGGGAGCTGGCCGCCATTGGTGAGTCCGACGCTGAGTTCAGCAACACCGTCGTCAAGATGGTGGAAGCGTTCTCGGCTTACGGGCACTCAGGAGGTTCAGCATCTGTGATGACCGCAATCGTCACGGAGCTTCTGCAGCATCAAAATCTGACCCCGCTTACCGATGACCCAGCGGAATGGTTTTTCCATGGATCGGAGATGTCTCCGCCGGATGGTGTCTGGCAGAACATTCGAAACGGAGAGGCTTTCTCGCATGATGGCGGGAAGACCTACTACCTCATTTCTGAGAATGGTAATGAGGATTCGTTCCGTTCCGGAGAAGCTCGAATGCATGTCTCTCGCTCTCACGCGAGATTGAGATTGGTGCAGGAGGCAAAGGACTAATGGCACTTTGCTCTTGCGCATATCTCATCCACCCTGGCGAAAGGTGCGGTAGTGAGAACTGCGCCTGTCACAAGGAAGGAAAGTGATGGCTAACGGAACACCAAAGATCGAAGTCACACTCAGTACCGAAACCAAGCGCATTCTCAATCGGCTAGTTCTAGCGGTTGAGTCTCTCGAGAAGTTCAAGGGCCATTACGACGTGTTTGGCGATGCAACACCAGAAGGCATTTCTCAGATCCTAAATGCTCTTCCGGATCGAACCGTTATCGCCGGCCCTGAATGGCACGACGAGGTTTACCAGAAGTCTGGGGAAACCTGGTACGGCATCGGCTCAGGGATGCCTTGGGAAGCCAAGGATCTCGGTCCTCGAGGACCCTTCAATGTGCTTCGACGCGGAGGAAGTGGTCGCTAATGTGGTCCGTTCGTTGTCCGCACTGCGGTGCTGAGATCGACAGCCATGATTCGATTGGCGACTCCAGAGCTATGCTGCGTTCTCATATCGAGAACCTGCATCCGGAGGAACTGGAGTACTAATCCGTGGCGCACACCAGACACGGTCACTATATTGCTGGTAGTCCTATGACTACGCATATTGGGCCCCGTACAAACTGCGGTGGGGTTCGCATCTGTAAATCTTGTAAGACGGATTTTTCGATGTATCACCACCCAAGCAACTCAAATTCAGAGAAGAGGAAAAGTTGAAGACGCAGATCTATGGGCGAAAGTCCTTCACCGTGGAGGCCGTTCGTGTCACTCCGCAGAACATGGCCGAAATCGCTGAGTGGTGTGGCGGAGAAATCCAGAACACCACCGAGAACGGTCGCCCCAAGAAGTTCATCAAGATCGACGTCAAGCGAGCGATGAACGAGAACCAGACGCAGGCGTTTGTCGGCGACTGGGTCCTGAAGTCGGACAGCGGCTTCAAGAAGTACAGCAACCGCGCCTTCCAGCAGTCGTTCGAGAAGCAGAAGGTCTACACCGAGGCCGAAGCTGCTGCGCAGAACCCGAAGAGCCTGAACGTGTTCACCGACACCCAGGAGCTTCGTGTCACGGACGAGCCTCTTCCGGTTGACGAGGATGAGGTCAAGTCCACCCGCGAGATGCTTGGGCTGAAGTAATGGACGCCTCTGGAATCAGCGACGGCCCAAAGATGATGCGAAACGTGGATCTACATTCGACGATGCGGATATCCAACCAGGATCACATCGGGATGGAGATGGAGCGCGATCTTACCGAGACTCCTGTGGGTGTCGAGTTCGGCCGTCTCGATCGGGCGATCAATTCGCTGGACGCATCCATCATGCAGCTTATCCACAAGGTTCAGTCGGCTCTTGGTCCCGAGTACGCTACGACCAACGAATCAAATGAACTTGCAGGAAAGCCGGAGAAGCGAAGCATCATCGTAGAGGAGATCCAGCGCCAGCGGCTTCGCGTCGTCGAGATGAGTGATCTCGTGGAGACAATCGCGAAGAGGATCGAACTCTGAAAGGTCGCACACGTAAGTCTTAAACGGCAGAGCTCCTTCGCTTGTAAATCCCTGATCTAGGGTTCTGCAAGGGTGTCCCGGTTCAAGTCCGGGCGTGTGCACGCTTTATTTGAATGAGGAGGTGCGTAATGACCAGGTGAGCCACGGGACTGTGGCTGAGAAATCACTAGATGCCGCGTTATCCTTTCTGTACGGGCAGTGTACGGAGAGGCGTAGGATCGCCCTAGTAGGGGTACCCAAAGTCAACGGATGCCCGGGCTAAGCAGGCTCAAAGAAGGCCCCTACTAGTGTGTTCGTAGGAATCACAAGGCACATAATGAGACCCTACGAAAGGAAGAACCAATGAACAAGAAGACCCTAACCGCCCTTGCTGCTGCAGGCTTTGTCATCGGAGCAACCGGAACGAACTACGTCATGAGCCGTATTCGCTACCGTAAGTCAATTAAGGAGATCGATGAGCAGACCGCTCGCGAGATCAAGATATTGACTGACGCGGCGAACACGATTCAGCGACGTCTTCAGACCGGTTACTACGACAACAAGAGCGTTGTAAGCATCATGGACGACTTCGACTTCGAGGTCATCGCGCTTCACGAGAAGTAGAAAAGCTGAGAGCCCAACCACGGGCTTTCAGTTTTTGCCATCGTAAATCTTGTCCAAGGAGGCAAGCATGGCTCAAAAGAAGAAACCAGCTCTTGAAATCGTCATTCAAGTTCGGTTCTGGCCGGACGGTGTGAACGAAGAGCTGGTCAAGTACGTGGAAGATCACGATATTGACCCAGCCAACGTGGAGATCTTGAGTGAGACCGAGATCATTATCCACAACCCGATCAACTGATACACGCCAAAGTAGAAGGAGAGATCCCGCAATGAGCATTAACCCCGAGTGGGACAGTCATGAGCAACGGGCCAACCCGGATGGCTCAGCATATTGCACCTGTGGGGACACCCACTGTGCGTCGCTGGACACGCTTCCGGAGTTCATAAAGGTGTCAGAGCGTGACTTCGACCTCAACTACAAGCCGATCGACGCCCCCTCTGGGGAGCCGACGTGGACCTTCCAAGAAGTCAAGGCTGCCGAGATCCCGAAGCACCGTGTGTGGACCATCGTGGAGACCGGAGACCCGGAGGACGAGAGCTGGTACGCCATCCCGGGCTACCACATCGTCAACAAGATCGACTACGCCGTCACGGAAAAGCCGTGGGAGCACGAACACATCGAGGCCGTCTGGTTTCTCGACGACTTCGAGAAGGAGAACTGAAAGTGACCATCAAGACGTACGAGACCATCCCTCAGCCGGTTCAGGCACTCCAGATGACGGACATGCCGTCGGTCTGGGAGATCGCTCAGATGTTCGGAGCTTCGCGGGTCGACATCAATGACGCGAAGACTGGAGCTGTATTCACCGTCTCCGGCGAGAAGGGTGGATCATTTTCCATGAGTGTCAATGACTGGGCGATCGTCGACTCCGAGAACCGGCCCTTGGTTCGCACCAACGCTGCTTTTCAGCGACTCTATCGGGAGATGGATGATAATGGTAAGGGCAACAACAAGCCATGACCGAAGAACAGCTCGAGGGAATCGCCAAGGGCTGGTACAACGAGCAGCGGGGTCGTTTCCTGGGCAACACACGCGCATGGGACGACCTCGCTGCTGACGAGAAGGTTCAAATCCTCAACACAGTGAACCATACTCTCCACCTTATTCGCTCTACTTTCGCATTCAGGAGTAAGCCGCAATGAGCACTGCCGTATCGGATACCATTGACTACACGCAACAGTCCGAGCTGGAGATCATGCTCGAGGACTTGATGCCCTACGAAGACAGCGACGACCCGAACCGACGCACGCATATTGTCAACGCTGAGATGAACCAGAGCATCGCTCTCGGCCGCGATATGAGGGCCAAAGAGATCGTCGACACTGCTCGATTCCTCGGGCTGGAGATCGTGTCTCTGTGTGGATATCGGTGGGTCCCGAAGCACAACCCCGAGAAGTTCGATGCCTGCAACGTCTGCATGAAGATCGCTGGAATGCTGATGAGAGGAGCCGGGGAGTAATGGACGGAATCGAAAAGTACTTCGTTCCCGAATGTGAGGACGGTTGTCTCACTTGGGAGGAGCATGTCGAAAAGTACCCAGACCTTGAGCCCCGCGGTGCTGATCTTCTTCATATTGTCTCAGATCCAATGGCGATGAGCGGAGACGCCATGGTCGTTATTCACACTCGTTAGGAGAGCCATAATGCGTCAGATGCGAATCGTCGCGGAGATCATTCTCACCATCGCCGTGCTGATCATGCTGTGGATTGTGTTCGACTGGGCGGCGCATACCCGATGAGAGAAGCACTAGAGCCTTTCGTTTACATCATGTGGTGGGGGTTGCTTGCCTACTGTTTCGCCGCATTCATATCTCGAGATCGGAAGTCGAAGTGAACATCCCCAACCCCAACGGCTCTACGCCCTGCACTTTCAACATCCCAGACTATGGGGTGTGTGCTCGGCCGGCGGGACATATCGTCCACGCACAGATCGGACTCAGTCCTCGAGAGCACGCTTTCACGCGTCCGAAGTCAGGAATCAAGGAGACGGTAACGCTGTCGAAGCGGAACCTGCGGCGTGTGGCTCGACGCTCGGGCCGATCAATCCGTGAGCTTGAGATCATGCGTCAGACCGGAATAACCAAGGGCAAGAAGATCACGGTCGAGTACGACGTTGTGCTTCCCGAGGTGCGACGCGACGGTCTTACCGCCGACAAGGTGCTCATGGATGAGGCTCAGAAGCTGACGCCGAAGGTCATCCTCAAGTCCGAGGGGATCGAGCTGTGAAAACTCAGCCGCCTCACACATATTCCTGCGGATTTAATGGTACTGCTACGGTCACTCAGTGGATGGGTGGTATTGAGTGGAATCACACAGACGAGAAGATGCATGTCGCCAAGGAAGTTGTGGAGAAGCACACATCACTTCTTGGTCAGAAGTATGACGTCGGTGAATGGTGTGAAGAAGCTCAGGCATATCACGCAACGCTGAAGGAGGGTTTGTGACCTTATATCTCTACCACGGTTGGTTCCTTGGCCACTCAATGGAGGTTCGGAAGTTCGTCACCGAACTCTCCAAGGAGGCCAACAGGAAGGGGTGGTTGATCAAGTGCAGTTGTGGAAAGGAGTGGAGCCGTTGACCAGACGACTCAGTGACAGGCAGAAGCGCCTACTGCAGCTGGCAGATCGGATTCTCATCGCTACGGGTATTCCGATTCTGCTGATCATATTGATTCTGGCAATCAACTACCGCTGGAACCCATTCGGAGCACCATGATCAGTTGTAACAAACACAAGCTGTACTTGATCGGATACATATTCGAGAAGTACGGCAAAACCTATGCATTCCGTTGCGACGGGTGCAACCGTCCGTTCTACATGAACGGCGGCTTATTTTGGAAAGGAGTTCGAGGATGAAGAAGTCAATCGACAAGTGCGCCGGCGAAGGGTGTATCTGTCATGAGGTTCGCCCGATCAAGCTCTTCGAGAAGGTCAAGATCATGGCGATCAGCCTCGACCACAGCCCGTCCATATTCCCTGGAGCGGGAATCGTGTCGATCGATGGTCAGACCTACAACCCCGCAATCGCAATGGAGGTTGAGCGTCAGCGCCAGGCTCGACTCGGAATGGTCCGATGAAAATACTCAAGAAACATCACAAGTGCGAGCTGAGATTTATCGGCCGGCTGGACAAGACGCATCCATCATGGATGTTCTATAACTGCAACGATGACCGCTGTGAAAAGCAGCACGTTATTCGTACTCCGAAGAAGTCATAGCATATGAGTTGGGAATGCAAACGTGAGCGTGACGCATTTTCCACAGTTCACGTAGTTCCGATCAATGACCTGATCGATCACGTTCCCGACTGTATATGTGGCCCGAAAACCGAACCGGTGCCCGGTAAGGACGGATCGTTCGGCTGGTTGACCACTCATCATTCATTAGACGGAAGGGAGGCGCATGAAGGAGGTACCCCTATATCCCCACCAGAGAAAGGCAGTTGATGAACTCCAGAACGGAAACATCCTCGTCGGGGATGTCGGGACCGGAAAGTCTCGTACCGTCGCTGCGTACTACGCAGAGAAAGAATCTCCTCGTGATGTCTACGTTATCACCACAGCCAAGAAGCGAGACTCTCTCGACTGGCTCGCGGAATTCGTGGCCTTTGGAGTGGGTACATCAAGAGATGCCACCCTTCGAGGAGTCCTCACTGTGGACTCCTGGAACAACATCGGACGGTATGTAGATGTCAAAGACGCGTTCTTTGTATTTGACGAACAACGTCTTGTGGGAAGTGGGTCGTGGACCAAATCGTTCTACAAGATTGCCCGGGCTAACCGATGGGTTCTGCTCTCTGCGACACCTGGCGATACATGGATGGACTACATTCCTGTATTCGTGGCAAACGGGTTCTACAAGAACAAGACCGCTTTCGTGGACGAGCATGTCGTCTGGATGCCTCGAGTCAAGTTCCCGAAGGTCCAGCGATACCTAAGTACGGGCAAGCTAGTTCGCCTACGCAACCAAATTCTGGTGGACATGCCGTTCACCCGCACAACGACAAGGAAACTAACATGGAAGAACGTGGAGTTCGACCAGGAAGCCCTGACCACCGTGGTGAAGAAGCGGTGGAATGTGTTCGAGGACAAGCCGTTGAGGGACGTAGCGGAATTGTTCCGTGTAAGCAGGAAGGTTGTGAATTCCGACCCGACGCGTTTGTTATCTGTGCGAACGTTAATGGAGAAACATCCACGCCTGATTGTGTTCTACAACTTCGACTACGAGCTCGAGCAGCTGAGGACTCTTACGAGCGAGAATCAAATCTCTCTTGGAGCATCCTCAGGAAGAACCGACACAGCACAGCAACGGGAGAATGGTTCGGACCAGACCCTGAACCTCAGAAGTCTGGACCAGGGTGTGGCTGCTCAGGATGTCGAGCCGTCCGATTCATCAAGATCGATGAGCAAGACAAGGAGTGGGACTTCAACGATTACGCGATCGAACGAGATCCAGAGGCTCCAGGATTCGATCCAGCGCGATCGGAATCTTTCCTCGAACCTCGCGTCCTCGGGCAAGTCTGGAGTCATGACCACACTAAGCCAGTCAGTTGGGTCCACCTGTGTAGCAAAGTCTTCTCAGAGCTCGTCACCCTTACCTGGGATATCGAGCGATGTAGTGCTTGCGGAGTGGAACGGCCACAAGCACGATTCAGTACCAACGAGTGAGCGTTGGGTATATCTAGTTCAATACGCAGCCGGCTCTGAAGGGTGGAACTGCATCACAACCGATGCGATGGTATTCTACTCACTCACGTATTCGTACAAGAACTGGCATCAGGCGTTCGGACGAATCGATCGACTGAACACTCCATATTCGACGTTGTACTACTACGCGTTGGTGTCGAAATCGTGGATTGATCTAGCGATTCGCAAGTCGCTGAGTGCCAAAAAGTCCTTCAACGAGTCCTCGTTCGGTCGCAAGATGACCTGGTAACTGTCAAATCTTGTCAGAAATTTGACAGATCTTGTCAAATCTGAAACGGATTTGTCAAGCCGGGTTGCGATCGGACGAGGGCTCGTTGTGCTCAAATTCTCTCAGTTCTTGGGTATTACATCGCAGGAATCGCTGATCTTGTCAAAAACCCAAAAAAAGTCGAGAAAACTTTCTTTTTCTTGACACTTAATACCTAATTACCTATCCCCTATATACGCGCGAGAATAGTATTAGGTATTAAGTCTTAGAAAAGTAAAAGTTTTATCGAGCAAAAACGGATTTTTGACAACAGGCGTCACAGGGATAACAAGGAGGAAGATGAACGAGGAATGGCGAGAGATCGCCGAGTTCCCGAAATATAGGATCAGCGATCAAGGAAGGATCGAGTCACTCAAGAGCAGACGGATATTAGTTCCGTCCACAAACCAGCAAGGCCAGCTCAAGGTAAACCTGCTACGTGATGGTGAGACATATACGAGGAGTGTTAACCAGCTGGTCGGTAAGACGTTCATGGAGCCTCCTAAGAGGAACGACTTCATATCTCTGATCCACAGAGACGGCAACCGCTGGAACTGTTCCGTGGAGAACATGCTGTGGCGACCGCGATACTTCGCCATCAAGTACCACTTGCAGTTTGACACTCAAGCATTCAAGACTTCCCATATCCCAGTCAGAGAGGTGAAGACCCGTCAAGAGTTCTCACGTATTCAAGAAGCGTCGATGCTCTATGGACTTCTGTTCAGTGAGATATTGGCGGCATCCCATGCCCGAACCTATGTGTGGCCGACGTACCAATTTTTCGAGGTGATCGAGAATTAGGTATTATGTCGCACGTAGATCGCGGATTATAATAGAAGGGACGGAAGCAAGCCTTCTGTTTTTCGTGTGAAAGGAGTGAAGAATGGGAAAACTAGAGCGGGATTACCAAGCCGGACTGATCGATCGCATGGAGCGTCGGTTCCCCGGTTGCTTGATCCAGAAGCTGGACACGCAGTACCGCCAAGGGATCCCTGATCTTCTCATTCTCCACGGACCTTACTGGGCGATCTTGGAAGTCAAGCGCAAGCGCCCAACCAAAGCATCTGATTTTGAGCCAAACCAGGAATGGTACATTGAGCAGCTCAACCAGATGTCGTTTTCGGCTTGCATCTATCCTGAGAATGAAGAGGACGTCTTACATGAAATGGAACTCGCATTTCGCCCTCGCAGGGCAGCACGCGTTCTTGTCCGCCAGTAAGTACTCCTGGCTGAACTACGACGAGGAGAAGCTTGCGGCAGCGTTTGAGCGCTCCCAGGCAGCAAAGCGCGGATCAGAACTACACGCTCTGGCTCATCAGCTTATTCGTCTAGGCGAGAAGCTTCCGAACAGCAAGCGTACATTGAACATGTACGTGAACGACGCAATCGGGTTTCAGATGACTCCCGAGCTTACGTTGTTCTATTCGCCCAACGCCTTCGGAACTCCTGACGCCATATCCTACAAGGACGGAAAGCGCGGACGGTTCCTTCGGATCAGCGACCTCAAGACTGGTGAGAATCCGACCTCGGAGAAGCAGCTGTTGGTCTATGCTGCGTTCTTCTTCTTGGAATATGGCGGCGGTCTCGGCATCATGCCGAACGATGTCACCACGGAACTTCGCATCTACCAGGCAAATGAGTGTCGCGAATATCTGGCCGATCCTGAGGAGATCATGATCATCATGGGTCAGGTTATTTCGTTCGACAACTGGATCAATAGCCGAGAGGAGCTCGACTGATGAACGATCGCATCGTCATTGACGTCGAGGAATATCTCGACTCGATCGGTGTTCGGGACACAATCCTGATGCACTACGGAACACCTCGACACTCCGGAAGATATCCTTGGGGGTCTGGTGAAGACGAGAATGGAAGCCAGCGCAACAAGGCATTTCTTGGTCACGTCAACGACCTGAAGCGACAGGGGCTCTCTGAGCAAGCCATTGCGGAAGGTATGGGTATGACCACGACTCAGCTTCGTACTGCAAAGTCGATTGCTAAGAATGCGCAGAAGGCTGCGGATATTGCCATGGTGGAGCGCTTGGCTGCCAAGAACTACTCCAACGTAGCTATCGGTGAACGCCTTGGTATTCCGGAATCCTCGGTTCGCGCACTGCGTGCAGCCGGCGTCAAGGACAAGGTGGATATTCTCCAGAACACAGCACAGCAGCTGAAGGACCGTGTCGACTCTGGCGCATATATTGATGTCGGCACGGGTGTGGAACATCACCTCGGCATCAGTCGTCAGAAGCTAGACACTGCTGTTGCTCTCATGCGAGAGCAGGGATATTCATACGAGAAGGTTCAGGTCGATCAGCTCGGCACGAGCCATAAGACGACGCTCAAGGTGTTGGCTCCTCCGGGAACTACATATCGCGACATCGTCTCGAACAAAGAAAACATCCAGCAGGTCAAGTCATTTTCTGAGGATGGCGGGCGTACGTACCTCGGCATCCATCCGCCACTGAGCATCGACTCCAAGCGAGTCGCTGTCAAGTACGCGGAAGACGGTGGCAACCTCGCTGATGGTGTGATCTACGTTCGTCCTGGCGTTCATGATATTTCAATCGGCAACGCGCGCTATGCTCAGGTTCGTATCGCTGTCGATGGGACTCACTACTTGAAGGGAATGGCCGTCTACAAGGATGACCTCCCTGATGGTGTGGATCTCATGTTCAACACCAACAAGTCAAATTCCGGTAACAAGCTGGATGCGATGAAGGCGTTAAAGGATGACCCCGACAACCCGTTCGGTGCGACAATCCGACAGCGGATCGAAGTAGATGCCAAGGGCAAAGAACACGTCACCTCGGTGATGAACATTGTCGGTCACAAGGAAGGTTCTGGTGAAGAAGGAGCGTGGGACACCTGGTCTCGCAACCTACCTTCTCAGTTCCTATCTAAGCAGAGCCCTAAGCTCGCACAAGAGCAACTGGCTGTGACTCACGAGCGGAAGCGCGACGAACTCGAAGAGATCATGCGTCTGACGAACCCGGCTGTGAAGCGAAAGCTTCTCGAGACATATGCTGAAGGCGCAGATGCGTCGGCGGTACATCTCAAGGCTGCGGCTCTTCCTCGGCAGTCAACTCACGTCATATTGCCGGTCAATTCATTGAAGGACACGGAGATATATGCTCCGAACTTCAACAACGGCGACCGAGTGGCGCTAGTTCGATTTCCTCATGGCGGCACCTTCGAAATTCCCGAGCTCACCGTCAACAACAATCACAAGCCGGCCCAGGCGCTGCTAGGTAAGAGAGCACGCGACGCAGTTGGCATCAACGCAAAGGTCGCAGAGCGACTGTCCGGAGCAGACTTCGACGGAGACACCGTCTTGGTTATTCCGAACAACCACGGTCGCATAAAGAGCACTCCGCCTCTGGAGAAGTTGAAGAACTTCGATCCCAAGCGCGAGTATCCCAAATATCCAGGCATGAAGCCGATGGATGCCCGAACCAAGGGTTTCGAAATGGGAGACGTGTCAAACCTCATCACGGATATGACGATCAAGGGTGCATCGCCAGACGAGCTTGCTCGCGCGGTCAAGCATTCCATGGTTGTTATTGATGCGGAGAAGCATGAGCTCAACTGGAAACAGTCGGCGGTCGACAACAACATCAAGCAGCTCAAGCAGAAATATCAGTCAAAAAATGAACCAGGCAAGCCAGCCGGTGGTGCATCGACTCTTATTTCTCGAGCTAGTTCTCGCAAGGATATAAGGGAGCGCAAAGCCCGTAGCGCAAAAAATGGTGGTCCGGTAGATAAGGCTACTGGCAAGTTGGTCTATGAAGAGACCGGCAACCATTGGGTCGACAAAAATGGAAAGACGGTCTACAAGACAACGCGTTCCACTAAGTTGGCTGAAACGGACAACGCGCACACCCTGTCCTCAGGGACCAAGATGGAGTCGATCTATGCGGATCATTCGAACCGCATGAAGGCGCTAGCTAACGAGGCACGTAGGGTTTCTGTCAACACTAAGTCGACGCCTTACTCTCCCTCTGCGAAGAAGGCCTTTGACCCCCAAGTCAAGGAACTGAATCGTAAGTTGGCCCTGGCTGTTTCAAACCGCCCCCTCGAAAGACAAGCCCAGCTCCTAGCAAACACCACTGTCCGGGCCAAGCAGCAAGCAGATCCGAACATGAGTAGTGATGAGCTGAAGAAGGTGAAGTCTCAGGCTCTTGAGGCAGCCCGCATTCGTACGGGTGCTAAGAAGAACCTCATCAACATCACTGATGACGAGTGGGATGCGATCCAAGCAGGTGCAATCACCAATGCAAAACTCAAGGACATCCTAGACAATGCTGACATCGATAGGGTCAGGCAGTTGGCTACGCCTAAGCAGGATCTGTTGATGACGTCTACTAAGACGCGTCGTGCTGAGTCCATGGCCAAGCTTGGCTACACTCAGGCAGAGATCGCTGATGCGCTAGGTGTCTCGCTCACCACGCTCAAGAAGAGTCTGTAAAAGGAGGATTGATGGCTGAGCACATGCTTACAACTGTCGACAATCCTTACGATCCATTCACAGACTTTGATGAGTGGTACGCCTTCGATGAACGTGCCGGCTACCACACTACTGCCTTCCTGGCAAGAGTAACGAAGTCGTCGAGTGAGTTGTCTGATGCAGATCAATCTCTTGCGATTGAGCTAGCAATTGATGAGATCGTCCGTGAGAACGTTCTCGGAATCTATCGAAAGGTAGAAGTGCCAGCAACATCAGACGTTGTCGACTCAGCACTAGAGATGCTGAAGTAGAACGAAGTATAAGTCCTCGTGATCGGCGCAACAGTGCTAGCCAAGCAATGAGTATGGCAAACCACTTCGCACCGATCACGAGGCATCTTAGTTTTTGTGTTACAGGAGTGAAAGATGTGAATAGGGGGAGGGGGTTCGCAAAACAGACCCCCCCTCTGCAT